CAACCTACATCTATTCCTATGCTTCTATTGACTTTAGGAAGAATTTTTGGTATAATATTGTCACAGACAAAAAGCACAAACCATTTGCTATTTTTTCTGTAAATAGTAATAGTTTTAATTTTAGCTTTAGCTTCTAAAGGAATTTGACGATGAAGTTTAAGTTTAAAAACACCAACATTAGTAAGTATAAGGTTAGATTCCTCAAGTTTATAGCCATATTGAGTAAGGGTAAAAGAATCATATCTTTGATATCCCTTAAATCTTGGAAATCCCGATATTTTTCCTGTTTTAACTCTTCTAAAGAAAGCTTGGTAAGCTTTATCAAGTCTTTGCAATACATCTTGAAGACTTTGAGAAGGCACCTGTTTAAATTGGGGGAATTCTTTTTTAAAGTCGGGAAGTTGATTTTGTTGATCATAACAAGACAAAGATTTCTTACTTTGCTTATAGATCATTATTCTTTGTTCAAGAGCCAAATTATACATTTGCCTACAAAGCTCAAGAACTATACTAGTCTGAGCTTCTGTAGCCTTATTAGGATAGGCTCTGAATTTATAAGTTTTAATCAAAATATTGTTCTCAACAATAGTTATACATGTAATATATACTAAAATTTTAGACAAAAACAAGTAATTTATAATTATAAAAATAAATATTTTATTTTGGTAAATATTCATATTTTTATGGGTATTATATAAGATATAAGCCTAAATTATTTAAGGTTCTAATTTGCTTATTTTAGGCATATTTCTTTTTTAAACAGAATAACTTAGTATAAATATTTTATATTAAGTTATTTTTTTATTTAAAATATTTAAAATTTAGGATTTATTTTTATGAATAAACTTATTGTAATAGGGGATTTACATGGGGATATTGATATTTATAGAGAAATTAAGGATAAATTTAAGGATTATGATAAAATTTTAGTAGGAGATTATGTAGATTCCTTTAATAAAACAAGAAAACAACAATTATTGTTAATTGAAGAAATTCTTCAAGATATTGAGCAAAATAAGGTTATTGCTCTTAAGGGTAATCATGAACTGTCCTATCTTTATCCTGATACAATGGGGGCTTCTGGTTATGCAAGTAGTTTTGCAGCCAGTTTAATGCCTTTATTTAGTGATATGCATAGATTATTAAAGCCTTATGAGCTTATTTCTGAGCATAAAATACTAATTACTCATGCAGGCCTTACCAAAAGGTTAATACCCTATGATAGCAATGTATTAGATGATATGAATCTACTTACACTTTGGCTTGATCAAGAAATTAGAAATTTAGACCATGGAATGGTATATAACATAGGAAGTGCCAGAGGGGGTGCCAATCCTGTAGGAGGAATATTCTGGTGTGATTATCAATGGGATTTTGATCCTATTGAGGGCATTAGACAAGTGTTTGGGCACACCCCGGGAAGTAGTATAAGACAACGTGGAGAAAATTATTGCATTGATTGTTTACAGTCAAAAAAAGAGGTATTGGAGATTTCTGAAGATGGGGAGATTAAAACTATAGAATTTTAGAACTATCTACTTGATAATAGCACCACAAATCAATTAAAAATAAATCAGTAACCAGGTAAATATTCATATTTTAATGAGTATTATATAGGATAGGGACAAATTACTGGAGGAGTGATTTTGGATAAAATTAAAGTATTATTTGTAACTGATGACATTAGAATGCCTACTGGTGTGGGTATTCAGGCCCAAAAACTTATGTTGGGCTTACTTAAAACTGGTAAATATACTGTATCCTCTATAGCAGGATCTTTAAGAAAACAAAACCCCCAACCAGTTTTATTTAAAGATATTAAGCTTTATCCCACTTCTGATGCTTATGGCAATCCTAATTTACTTAGGACGGTCATGAACATTGAAAAACCAGATATTTTAGTTCTTTTTTCTGATCCTAGATTTTTTGATTATATTTTTATGATGGATAGTGAGATTCGAACTAAAACTAAAATAGTTCTTTATCATACTTGGGATAATTCTCCCTTTCCTAAATTTAATATGCCATATTATTTGGCTTGTGATTCTATTGTAACTATTTCAAAATTTAGCCATGATTTATTGCAGCAAAATGGTGTGGATAACATAAATATTGCTCATGGTCAAGATCCCTCCGAATTTTTTATTTTAGATCCTCAGGTTAAGAAAAATATTAGGACAGAATTTTTGCAGCATATTGGAAGACCTGCAACTGATTTTATTATATTTTGGAACAATCGTAATATCTCTAGAAAACGTCCTGGAGATGTTGTAATGTCCTTTCTTGAATTTTATAAAACCCACCCCAATTCTTTACTTTTAATGAATACTGTTGCTGTGGATCCTGAGGGAACTGATATAGGAACCCTTGTAAAAGATTTAAATAAAAGTAATGCCCCTATTGTTCTTAATCAGCAGAGAGTTAATACAGAACAACTTAATGCCTTTTATAATATTTCTGATGTTACTTTGAACATTGCCCATTCCGAGGGTTTTGGTTTGTGTGTTTCTGAGTCTTTATCTGCTGGAACTCCTTGTTGTGTTGTTAAAACAGGAGGAATGACCGAACAAATGCAAAATGATAATACTACATTTGGTATTTTGATGGAGCCTGAGGTTAAAGAGCTTTTTGGTGTTGTTCAAGCCCCTTATATTCATAGAGATTATGTGTCTGTAGAAACAATTGTAAAATCCCTTGAAGAAGCCTATCAAAGAACTAAACAGGGGACTTGGAGAACTACTGTGGGTTTAAAAGGCAAGGAATTCATTAATCAAAATTTTCATATAAATACAACTATAGCAAAATGGGATGAATATTTACAAAACCTTTTTGATTCCCCAAAGATGTTTAAACAATGGCGTTTTAGTATTCATTAGGATTAAAATATGAAACCAAACTTAATTATTCAAGCCTCTGTGTTCTCTAGATCTGGTTATGGTGCCCATGCAAGAGACATAGTAACAAGTTTATTTAAATCTAATAGATTTAATATTTCTGTGCTTCCTACAGGTTGGGGTGGAACATCTACTACAGATAATATTTCTTTAGATGATTTAGATACTTTAATGTTTTGTATAAATAATAAAATTGTATCTAAGGATTTTGTGTTTATACATTTAGGAATACCCCCCGAATTTAGGCGTGTGGGTCCTATTAATATTGGTATAACTGCGGGTATAGAATCAGATAATCTTCCTGCGGGTTGGGCAGAGGCCTGTAATCAAATGAATGCTGTTATAGTTCCCTCAGTATTTGTAAAAAACTTGTTTCAGCAACATGGGGTTACGGTTCCTGTTTATGCAGTTGGTGAAGGGGTTGATATTGGTATATTCAATAACAAATCAGGTGTTGATGAATTATCTTTTCCAGTATCAACCAGTTTTAATTTTATGACTGCCGGACAGTGGATGGTAAATCCTATAGGGGAGGATCGTAAACAAATAGGTCTTCTTCTTAAATGGTTTTGTGAAGTATTTGAAAATCAACAGGATGTGGGAATCTTTGTAAAAACTTTCTCACAAAATAACTCCTCTCCAGATTTATATTTTACACGAGAACGTATTGAGGATATAAAGAAAGGTAAACCTTTCCCTAAAGTTTATTTGCTACATGGAGATATGACTGATCAGGAACTTGCACAATTACATCAGAAGTCTAAAGCCTTTGTGTTGGCTACTTCAGGTGAAGGTTTTGGTCGGACCATTGCTGAAGCTATAGCCTGTGATTCTCCTGTTTTGGTAACAGGTTGGTCTGGGCATATGGATTTTGTTCTTCCTGAATTTTCTACTTTATTTGATTATGATATGGTGGATGTTCCTTTTTCTGTTCTGCAGCAGGGAATCTATCAGCCAGGAATGTACTGGGCTTTTCCTAAAGAGCAGGATGTTAAACGTAAATTAAAACGTTGCTATGAAAATTATTCTATAGCAAAAACTAGGGCTATTAAACATGGTGAAGCCTTTAGAAAAACATGGTCTAAAGATATAACAGGAACAAAACTTGTAGAGGTCGTTTCACAGATTGTTGCTAATCCTTATATAAAGCCAAATATTAATCAAGATAATATTGTAGAGATTGTGTAATATGAAAATATTGGGGATAGTTATACCTGTTTGTAATCAGATCTTTTATACAAAGAAACTGATTGAATCTATACAAGAGCATGAGTTTAAAGCATGTGATAAGATTATTATATTTGTTGTAGACAATGCTTCTACAGATGGAACTAAAGAGTTTTGTAAAGGTTTAACGGATACTGAAAAGCTAGATTTTAGATATTTGCAAAATGATACCAATTTGGGGTTTGGTCCTGCAGTAAACCAAGGCATGAAGATATTGCTTTTAGAATATCCAGATATAGATATTCTTGTAATGAATAATGATATGGAGCTTTTACCAGGATGTATTGATGCTCTATTAAAAGAACGCCCGGAAGATATAGGTATAGTTGGGGGAAGGCTACTTTTTGCTGATGGAAGAATTCAACATGCAGGAGCTTTTTTAAATATATATGGCTGGGGGGAGCATAAAGGAGCTGGACAGAATGATTCAGATCCCTCGGTACAGCCAGAAGAAGAAGAAGAGGAAGAGGAAGAATACGTTACGGGAGCTCTTTTTCTTTTAAAATCAAAACTTTTAAAAAAGCTTGATCACTTTGACGAGAGGTTTCAGCCTTGTTATTTTGAAGAAGTTTCAATGTGTTTTGATGCTCGTAAATTAGGATTTAAAACAGTTTATGATCCAAAGTGTCTTGCGTACCATTTTGAGAACAAAACAGGTATGGATATTTACCATGATATAAAAAAGGTAAATGATATATCTAGAAAAAATCAAATTAAATTTTATCTAAAGCATGAAGAAGATTATTATGAATATACTTCTGAAGATAGGATATTATTTTGTTGTAAGATAACAGGTGAATGGAGTTTTAGTATTGTAATGCGTAATCTGGCTAAGGGATTAAGCAGAAACGGCGTAGATGTTGCTATAGCTCCTGAAGAATATCATCAACCAGGAAATGTTTGGGATTGGGAAGTTAAAAAGATGATCAATAAGCCTCATGACTATTGGAACCGTCATGTTCTACGTAGCAGTGAGGGGGATCATTTGTATCTTATGCCTCCAGGAAAATCTCGTATAGCCCATACTACTGGAGAAAGTAATAGAATTAATAGGGCTTGGAGAGAACAACTTAATGCAGTAGACAAAGTAATAACCAATTCTACATTCTTTAGAGATGTAATGTTGAATTATGGTGTTACAAAGCCTATTTCAGTGGTGCCTAATGCTGTAGATATGAATCTTTATAAGTCCTCAAATAGTATGATGCCTCTAACATATAAAAGGGGTATTAATTTTGTTTCAGTATTTCATTTTGGGGAACGTAAAAATCCAGAAGCCTTATTTAAAGCTTTTATAGAAGAGTTTGATACTAAGGAAGATGTAACCCTAACTGTTCATAGTTTATCTTTACATTGGGTTTTACAGCAACAGGGTAAAGATATTAAACAATATATTAGAGAGTTGTCTGGTGGTAAAGAGCATGCCCCAATTTATTGTACTAACTCATTTTTACCGGATACTACCATGCCTTATTTTTTAAGAAATATTGATTGTAATATTTCCAGTAGCAGGGGCGAGGGCTTCGGAAATGGTATTGTGGAGGTGTCGGCTTTGGGCATACCAAGTATTGTTACAAATTATAGTGGTATGACTGATTTTGTTACTCCGGACGTAGGCTGGTTGGTGGATTACAAGCTTGTTGATATTCCTTTACAAATTCTTCCCTATTTCAAGAATTATGTTGGGGGTCAGTGGGCAGAGATTTCTCATGAGCATTTAAGAGCATGTTTGCGCTATGCTTATGAGCATCGAGATGAAGTTAAATTAAAAGGTAAAGCAGCCCTACAAAAGGTTCAAAATTATTCTATTGAAAATGTAGGTAAGTTGGCTAAACAAGTAATTTTTGGAGATTAATATGTATTTATTTATGAAATTTATTTTTTTATTTATTTTAAGTGGGTGTTTAAGTGTAGAACAACATCCAATAATAGTGGGGAAACCTTTACCAGAGGTATATAAAAATTCTGCATATATTTATGATACAACAAATGGATATATCAAATATAAATATGGTGGGGGTTGGAAAGATGCAACAAAGATAGTTACAACTAGAAATGACACAGTTTTATATATATATGGGATCTGGCCGCAAAATATTAGAAATAATAATTGGAGATTAAAATGGAACGTAAGACCTGGAAAGAATTTCAAGATACAAAACTTCTTTGGTGGATCAATAGGATTCTGCACAATAAATATGATATATTTTTAATATGATAATTCGAGAGTTAAAACTTAAACTTACAAAGAAGCAAGAAGCAGAACTTGAAAGATGGTTATTTCATCTCACCTCTGTGTATAACTGGACTGTAAGAAAGATAGAATTGGATGCAAAGGATAAGATTTATTATGGTAAATTTGATCTTATTAATCTTATTAAATTACATAGTAAAAAGCTTAAAATTCCAGCCCATGTAATAAGCGGGGTGCTTGTACAGGCTTGGATTTCTTGGCAAAGATGTTTCAAAAAGCTCTCAAAGAAGCCTCATTTTAAAGGAAGAAGAAATAAATTAAATAGTATACCTTTTCCTGATTCTATAAAGTCTATAGGAGAAAAGGAAATAAAATTACTTGGTTTAGGTAAAGTTAGATTCTTTAAGCAAGATATTCCGGAGGGTAAAATAAAATGCAGTAGAATTATTAAAAGAGCCTCTGGTTGGTATTTACTTATTACTATTGATACTAACCATAAGTTTGAAGTAAAAGAAAATGCTCCTATAGTTGGAATTGATACAGGTTTTCATTCTTTATTAACCTTATCTGATGGGGTTAAATTTGAGAATCCTAGAGAACTAAAGTTGGGAGCTAAAAGATTAGCTCAAGCTACTAGAGGCAGAAATTATAAATTAATAGGAAGAATTCAAGAGCATCAAGCAAATCGTAGAAAAGATAGAAATCATAAAATTAGTAGAAACCTTGTTGAGAATTACTCTACTATTTACATAACAAATGATAATTTAAAAGGACAGCAAAAGAAATTTGGTAAATCAATTTTAGAAGCATCTATAGGTAACTTAATTAAAATGATAAACTATAAAAGTGCAGTTCATGCAGATAGGAAAACCATTTTAGTTAATAGCAAATTCACCACCATGATCTGTTCAAGTTGTGGAGCCAAAACTGGTCCCACAGGCTTTAGCGGACTTGCGGTAAGAGAGTGGAACTGTGCTTGTGGGGCGCATCATGACAGAGATATTAATGCTGCCATTAATGTTCTACATCTTGGGTTGGGATACAACCTCAAGGCTCCAGCGATGGAACAATTAACAGGAATGTCTATATGAAAACTATGGATGATATCATGGGCTATTGTTTTAGTTCAGGAAGATGATGGAACAGTTTTAGAAGCTTACCCTGCTCGAGTTAGTTTTAGGGGTTTTGATTATGATGCAGAAGAGGCTGGATTCAAAGGTGTTACAAAGTATATGAAAGAGAATATGGATGGTTTATTGTTAGATGTAAAGACTGATTTTGTAGGAAAATGATATGATTTATATAAGAAAAATACTACAATTTTTTTGTTTTAATACAGAATTGCCTTGTTTGGGTAAGCTGAATCCCTTATTTTCATGTATTAGGAGTAGACACCTAACTGATGGTAAATGTAGTTTACATTCTGTGGATAATTCTTGGTTTTATAGAATTTTGAATAAAATTAAAAATTGTTGGAGAGTTAGAAGATTTATTTTTGAAGCTTTGATAGGAAGGTTTTGAGGTGACTTATGGCAGGAATATATAAAAATGCTACAGATTATTCTGATATACCGGAACAGATTTCAATAGGGCAGAAGGTAGTTTCTGTAATGCTAGCTGATGGGAAAATGGCTGTAAAAATAAGTAAGACAAATAATCTTGAGGATCAATTATATGGAATTCATTCTGCTGGAGGAAAATATTTAGGAGAACTCCTTACCATAGATGAAGTAAAGTAAAGTAAAGTAAAGTAAAGTAAAGTAAAGTTAAGTTAAGTTAAGATTACCTAATAAAGATAATTCATTTAGTTTAAATTAATATTAATATTAAAGATAAATAATTATGGCTATAGAATTATCTCCAATGGAAGGATGGGAGCGGGAGAAAGCAAGGTTGGCTGCAGGGGGTCAAGCAGATCCCGTTCAAGAATTTCATAATGCCAATATGGTCTCTGATTCTTCATCTGTTTATAGGAAGCCCGGAGAATTTTGTCCTCATCCCGAAGATATGTTGGCCATAATGAAGGGTTACAAAGTTTGTCTAGCCTGCGGTGTAACCCTTGAGGAGGGGGTTTCAAAATCCAAAGAAGAATTAGACGAAGAAGATGGGAAAGCATGACAAATAAGATAGTTCATGTAATTCCTAAAAATACAGATCCAAGTGGTGGAATAAAGGTTCACTTTCAATTATCTGAATTAGAAAGGGAGTTGGGATATGATAGTTGTGTTGCGGTTCCTAATGAATTTGCTATTCCTACTTGGTTTAAGCATAATACCATTGTAAAGAGTTGGGGATCTGTTTGGAACCAATTAGAACAGGATAATGATGTTTTGGTGGTGGGTTGGGAAGATATAGATGAACTAAGGCGATTTAAAGCTCAGTATCTTGTCAGTTACGTGCAGGGTGAGGTTTTTTTTAATAAAGGGGCTGACTATACCGGAATACAGTTTTGGGTCTCCTCAGAGTGGAATCAGAACAAAATAGGGCATCCTGGGTATAGAGTTACACCCTTTATTGATAGGTTAGTGTTTTATCCAGATAAAATTATTGAGAAGTTTCAATTGGGTAAAATTAATATGTTAGTTCAGGAAAGAAAAGCAGGGAGAGATCGTTGGGAGGCTGTTAATTTTTATTTACCAAGTGAAGTGAGGAAGATTATGTCGGTCAAGTTTTTAGAGGACGTCTCTGAAGATGAGTTCGCCAAACAAATAAGACTGGCAGACATATTTTTTGCTCACTCTTACCCGGAGGGGCTTTCACTACCTCCATTAGAGGCTTTTGCAAGTAACACATTAGTGGTTGGTTATACTGGGGGTGGGGGTACTGATTACATGCAGAATGGTATTAATAGTATGATCTGTGCGGATGGTGATGCCCAAAATTTGGCAACTGTATTATCAAGAATATTATCTAAATTTGATAGAAAGTTTATGATGGATATTATTTATAGGGCTTCAAAAACTGTGGATAGTTATAATAAAGAAAATACAAAAAATCAATTAAAATTAGCTATTGATAAAACTTTAGGACTAATCTAATGCCAATTTTTGATTTTAAATGTCCGGAATGTGATTTTGAAGAATTGGATATTCCTAATCAAGAAGCCTTTAGGATTTGTTTTAAATGTGGTGCAATAATGGGTAGATTATTTCCAACAAGAATTCATACAAAGATGGGAACCTCTGTAGATTCAAAAGATTCAGGAGCAGTTACTAAAGAAAAAAATGAGCAATTAAAAAGGCGTGAGGATGGTTATGGGCATGAGACAGGGGCTTTAAGGGATAAAATAGAAAAACAAATTAAGGAAAGACAGAATGTCTAATACATTAGGAATATACCAATTCGCCCGTAACGTTAATTTTTATGATTACCCCTGGCGTGAGTCACTTCTTTCTGTAATGCCTATAGCTGATCAGATTGTTATTTGTGAATGCTATAGTGATAAAGACAATACTTGGGAAGAACTTCAAAAGTTTGCTGCTCAATATCCAAAAGTAAAGTTAGTTCAAAGGGAGTGGATTGCCCATCATTCTGGTTTATCTCAAATGGCAAATTATTGTATTCCTTTCTTATCTACAGACTGGAAGTGGCAGATTCAAGCAGATGAGGTTATTCATGAAAATAATTATGATGTGATTAAGAAAGCTTTAGAAGGGGCTCCAGATAAAGTAAATGCTTTAAAAACTAATTATACACATTTCCTAGGATCTTATAGCAAGGTATTCCCATTTTGCTATCAAAATATAATTCGTATTGCTCGCAAGGGTTCTGGTTGGTGGTTAGCTGGAGATGCTTGTCAATTAGATAAACCCGGATATGATCCTTGTGAAGTAAAAGATACAGAAATTATGGTGTATCATTATGGAAAAGTACACAGTTCTGAAAAAGGGTTTTTGAAAGAGTGGGACTTTCAGCAGCTCTATGTTGATCTTGGATTTCCGGATCCAAAAATGCGTGAGATGTCTGAAAAACTAGGTGGCGATAATTGTGATTATTTATATCTTTTTGAATCTAATATACGAGAGGGTAGGGTAAAAGATTTTGTAGGAACTCATCCAGCAGTAATGCATCAACGTATTCAGAAATTTAAAGATAGTGGTTGGGAACAATTTGATAGTAAAATGATAGAAGGATTGAAGATATAATGTCAACCCTAAGTATTTGTACAATTTGCCAAGATGAATCAGAAGTAATTGAGGAATTTTTAAACTGTTGTGTATACACTAAAGCTGTGTTGCAACAGGATTTAAAAGAGGTTGTTATTGTTGACGGGGGCAGTAAGGACAATACTTTGGGTATTATAAAAAGGTATGGGGAGGAAATTCCTTTAGTTTTAATAGAGAATCTTTTTGATACATTTGGAAAGCAAAAAAATAGGGCTTTAGAGAAAGTTACAGGTGATTATATATTTTTTCCAGATGCAGATATGTCTTGGACAAAGAATTTTGCAGAGGTTTTTAAAGCAGGTTATTATGATAGAGCCCCTATGTGGGATTTTCATATGTTTTTTACTGCTAAAGATAAGTATCACTACTTTAGAAATTGGCCTCGGGGAGTTAATATGAGGCTATGGCGAAGGGGTCCTATATTTGCTACAGAATTTCATGAAAAATTGCAGGGGCAGCATTCAGGCTTACCTGTTTGTCAAGGCATTACAATTTTTGAAAATTCAATGAGACAAAGTGATGAAGCATTATTGAACAGAGGTAGAAGATATCAAAAATTTCAGGCACAAATGGAGGCTGCTGGTGGGGGTCCAGGAAGCGAAACTAGGTATTTAAATGCTGCACATGTTCCTGATGATGAAATAGCTTTACTACCTCAAAATCTTATAAATCTTATTTTATAGCATAATTATGATTAATATTTCTGTTACAATACCCACGCGGGGCAGGTCTATTATGCTTAAAAGAGCATTAGAATCTTTATATTCTAAGTGTTCTAAACCAGAAGCAATAGAGGTGATTTTACGTATAGATGAGGATGATTTAGAAACCATAGACTTTGTAAAAACCTTAAGCTATTCTAATTTAAAAACTATAATAGGAGACAGGTTAGGGGGTTATGCCTCTATTCATTTATTTACAAATGAGATGTGTAAAATTGCACAGGGTAAATTAATATTTTGCTATAGTGATGATAGTGAAATGCTTACAGATAATTGGGATAATTATTTATATCCCTATTTAAATACAATTTGCATTTTGAAACTTCAACATGTATTTAATCATAATTTAAGTAGTCTTATTTATTTAGTTGTAAATAGAAAAGTTTTTGAGATACTGGGGCATTTATCATTAAATGCTCATACGGACACTTGGATGGAGATGATTGGGCCTAGAAGTGGAATATATGGTGTTGTAAATGATATTAGTGTAAGGCATTATGTGGCTATAGGTGATCAAACAGAAATGGATACTAATTCTCACAAAGGCACTACATCTCCTAATTTTTGGTCTACAGAGATGGGTCAGGAAAGAGAAAATGATATAAATAAACTTGTTAATTATATTAAATTATATGGAAAAAATATAAAGGATTAATATGAATATACTTATTACAGGTATTACAGGGTTTGTAGGAAGCCATATGGCAGATTATATTTTAAAGAATATCCCAGAGGCTATGATTTTTGCAGGCCGACGTTGGAGGAGTCGTGATGAAAATATAAAACATCTTTATGGCAATCCTAGGGTTAGATTTATAGAGGCAGATCTTTTTGATAGGGGGAGTTTAAATAGACTTATTCAAGAAGCTAAGCCTGATTATGTTTTTCATTTTGCAGCTCAAAGTTTTCCTGGGTCTAGTTTTTTTACTCCAGTTTATACCCTTTCTAATAATGGGATAGGCACTGTAAATTTATTAGAAGAATTATATCAAGCAAAAATTAGAAATGAATGTGACCCAATAATTATTTCTGTTAGTTCTTCCGAAGTATATGGCATGCCCTTACCCGAAGAAGTTCCTATAAAAGAAAATAACCCAATTAGAGCTGCAAATCCTTATAGCATATCCAAAGTAACACAAGATCTTTTTTCTCAGTATTATCAGAAAGCTTTTGGCTTGAAAATTATTGTTACTCGTATGTTTAGTCATGAGGGGGCTAGAAGAGGGAAGCAATTTGCATTATCAAGTTTTGCTCGTCAAATTGCAATTCATGAAAAAAAGGTAACAGATACATTTTATGATTTTACTACAAAAGAACTTGTATTTCCCATAAAAGTAGGTAATCTTAATTCTGTTAGAACATACGCCCATATAGATGATGCGGTGAAAGCATACTGGTTAGCTGCCACAAAAGGTAAGGTGGGAGAGGTATATAATATTGGGGGGGATCATACGTATACTGTAGGAGATGCTCTCGAGAATCTTTTATCCAAAAGTATAATACCTAGAGAATATTTTGATATAATAGTAGACCCCGATCTTATTAGACCCACAGATATAACACTTCAAATACCAGATTGGTCTAAGTTCGGAGAAGATACTGGATGGCGACCCATAAAAACTTTAGATGATATTGCATTTGATCTATTACATTATTGGCGGGAAAATATATGAAAAAGAAAGTATTAGTATGTGGTATAACTGGTTTTATGGGCAGAAATATTGCAGAAAGATTTTTATCTTACCCAGAAGACTATGATATTTATGGTGTTGAAACCTTTAGCAAAAGCTGTCCTTTGAGGGGCTTAACAAAACTTTACTCTGTGGATTTGACTACAAAGAAGGGAGTTGATCACGTTTTTGCAGAGCAATATGATATAGTTATTCAGGCTGCTGCAGTTACTTCTGGATCTAAGGATATTACGGAAAGACCTTATATACATGTAACAGATAATGCTTTAATGAATTCTTTAATTCTTAGGGCTTGTTATGAAACATCTGTAAAGCATTTTATATTTTTAAGTTGTGGTGTAATGTATCAACCTGGAGAAAATCCTAGAACCGAAGAAGATTTTAACGAACATGATACATTACATAAAAGTTATTTTGGAGTTGGTTGGACTAAGGTATATATTGAAAAAATGTGTGAGTTTTATTCTTCTTTGGGAAGAACTAAACATATTGCAATAAGGCATTCGAATACTTTTGGACATCATGACAAATATGATTTAGAACATTCGCATGTTTTTGGCGCAACAATACGAAAGGTTATGGATGCTAAAGATGGAGACTCTATTACTGTTTGGGGTAGTGGAGAGGACACAGCTAGAGATTTAATTTATGTAGATAATGTAGTAGATTTTATTCTTAAGGCTATAAATTTACAATTAAAACCTTTTGAATTAGTAAATGTATCATATGGAAAAGCTATTACAGTAAAGGAGATGGTAGAAACTATTATTGAATTATCTGGTAAAAAGTTAAGTATTATTTATGACAATTCTAAACCTACTATTCCAACAAAATTAGCTTTAAGCAATAGCTATGCTTTAAAAGTATTCGGTTGGGCTCCTAAAATTTCTTTTCAAGAGGGTATAAAGAGAACCTTGAATTGGTATAAAGAAAATTATAAATAAGAAGAACTAATTATGTATAAAGATAAAAATGTGCTTGTGGCAGGTGGGACTGGGGCTATAGGAATCCCACTTGTAAAAAATTTAGTAAGTCAGGGTGCTAATGTAAGAGTAGTTTCTTTAGATAGTCTGGAATATTCAAAGTGTGTTCTTCCAGCAGAAGTATCTTTTATGCAACTTAATTTGACCACTTCAGAGGCATGTAAACAAGCAACAAAGGGAGTGGATTACGTATTTAATCTAATGTGTATAAAAGGATCTGTAAGTAAAATTAATAAGAATCCGGAGGATTTTATTAATTATATTCTTTTTCAGACACATCTTATGCACGAGGCTTATAAGAATAAGGTAGATAGGTTTATGTTTGTAGGAAGCATTTGTAGCTATCCTCAGATGAGCATTGCTAAAAAAGAAGATGATATGTGGGAGGGGTTACCCAGACAAAATGATGTATATGCTGGTATAGCTAAGAGGTTGGGGGAAATCCAGGGTGAGATGTATTTTAAGGATAAATTTTGGGATGGTGTAAGAATTGTAAGACCCTGTAATTGTTATGGACCATTTGATGATTTTAATATACAGACTGCTCAAGTTATACCAGCTTTGATTGCTAAAATTGAATCCAATATAACCCCAGTAAAAATCATTGGAGATGGCAGAGCAATAAGAGATTTTGTATACATGGATGATATAGCAGAAGCTCTTTTACTGGCTATGATAAAAGCCCCTCCGTGCTATCCTATTAATATTGGCAGTGGAAATCCAATTGCTATAAAGGAATTGGCACAAATGGTTGGTAGACTAAGTGGAAAGGATATAGAGTTTGAAAATGATGATATGGCTTACTCAGGAGATCCTGTTAGATATCTTGATGTAAGCAGGATGGAGACTCTTATAGGATTTCATTGTAAAACAAGTTTAGAAGAGGGCATCGTTAAAACTTTTGATTGGTATAGGCATAATAAGAATTTATTGAATGTGAGGAAACCCTTTAATGTTGGATAAAAGAGAAATATTACCTACATTTTCTGAGCTGATAGAAAAATTTACTGTTGTTCAATTAAGAGAGTTGTTTTTGTTAAAAGATAGACAAAAAAATTCTAAGGAGATTGAGGCTTTAGAGCATGATATCGATTTGATTATTAAAGAAAAAGATATTAAATTAACAGCAAGATTACTTAGACAAGTATTTGTAATAGCCCAAATTAATGCCTTTATTTGGGATTGCAAAGATGAGATGCAAAAAGATACAATAAGCCAAGAGTCTTATAGCAATTATTTAAAAAAAGCACACCAACTTAATGGTATTCGTAATCAAATAAGAAACTTATTGTTGGAAATTACAGAGGAAACCGATAAAATTGCTCTCAGATCTAACATAAATACAGATGGTTTGGATTATTTTATTAGTATATAAACTATGCTACAACGAAAATTATATAATGACAAAAGTATAACTGCTATTGGGTTGGGTACTTCCGGCACTCATCCAGACACCTATAATGAACAAGTAAATATTATACGAGCGGGATTGGATGCTGGTGCAAATCTTATTGATACTGCCGAGTCATACATAAAAGGTATTTCGGAAAAGATTGTTGGAGAAGCCATCAACAAGGGTTACGATAGGGATAAACTTTGTATTTGTTCTAAAGTTTCGCCCGAACATTTAAAATATCATTCTGTAATAAATTCATGTGAACAAAGTCTTAGGCGTTTAAATACAGATTATTTAGATATTTATTATATTCATTGGCCCAATAATTCTATTTCATTATCTGAAACATTAAATGCTATGTCAGGTTTAATGAGTAGGGGAATAATCAAGGGTATAGGTTTAAGCAATTTTAGTTTTTCCAAGATTTTAGAGGTTTATGAATTAATTGGAATTAATTTAAAAGCTATTCAAATGGAATATAATATTCTTGAAAGGGGGGTAGAGAAAACTATCATTCCTTTTTGTGATACTTTAAATATTCCTTTTGTTGCTTATACACCCCTTTGTCAAGGTTCTTTTAATGTAAATGCCAGATCCCTTACAAATTTAGTGAAGAAACACGATAAGAGTGTGTATCAGGTAGTTCTTAGATGGATTTTGAGGCATTCTACTACAATAGCTATACCTAAATCTTCAGGTATAAAACATACTATTGAAAATATTAATTCCGCAAGTTTTGACTTATCAGAACAAGATTGCAATGAGATAGATTGTGATTTTACATATAAAATTGAAAAAATTTTACCCAAGGATATAGTATGTAAATATGCTGGGGGTTATGAAAAGCGTGTAGGGTATACCAATCTTAAAGAGGCATTTGAAAACAAAAATAATTTAATACCCAATCCTTTAGACCTTGCTAGAGAATTGCTTGTAACTAAAGAACTTTTGAAACCCATCCAAGTTAGTTGGAGTAATGAATATAATAGTTGGGAATTGATTAATGGTAATGGTAGATATTGGGGGTGGGTAATTGCTTTTGGAGATTCAAAACCCATAGACAGTCTAATAGTTAATTAAATTTTTAGGAGTATTTTTATGTCTAAATTAAATATTTTTAAAATGAATGCTATGAAAAAGGAAGGTATACCTGTTGCTTGGGTTACTGCCTATGATTATCCAATGGCTTATTGTGCGGAGAAAGCTGGAGTGGATATGATTCTTGTAGGAGATTCTGGAGGTATGGTTCAATATGGATATTCTAATACAAATCCAATAGTAATGGATGAAATGATTATGATGGCTAAGGCAGTTCGTAGAGGGGCTCCTAATACATTTATTATAGGGGATATGCCTCAAGGATCATATGAAATTTCTGATGAGGATGCTGTAAGAAATGCATTGAGATTTATAAAAGAGGCTGGTTGTGATGCTATAAAACTTGAAGGAGGGTGCAGGGTTTCTTCTAGAATTGAGGCTATTGTTAATTCTGGTATATTGGTTATGGGACATTTGGGACTTACACCACAAAGCACGCAATCTTTTGGGGGTTATAAAGTTCAATGTAAAGATTTAGAATCTTTTGTTGAAACAATAGATGATGCAAGTTGTCTTGAAAAAGCAGGTGTATTTTCAATTTTGTTAGAAGCAATTCCAACAGAGCCTGGGTGGGCAATAACTAAGAAATGTAAGGTTCCTGTGTATGGAGTGGGTGCTGGTAGTAAGGTAGATGGTCAATTACTTATTATGCATGATTTATTAGGATTGTATCCTACGTTTAGACCTTATTTTTCGAAATGTTATATTCCGGATGCTTCTAAACTGTATTTTCAACATATAAATAATCATGCTACAAATATTATTATATATGGAAGAGAGACAAAAAACGATGGGTTATTATTTTTAATAACTCATGCTATAGAGCAATATGTTAAGGAAGTAAGAGAGGGTATTTTTCCAACAGAAGAATTTTGTTATCCCATAAAGAAAGAGGAATTAGATTTATTAAAAGAAAGTGATTTATGGCCAAAGTAAAAGTATCTGATTTTATAGCAGATTGGTTGTATAAGAGGGGAATAACAGATGTATTTATGCTTAGTGGTGGGGGTGCTATTCATTTAGATGAAGCCATATCAAAGCATGAGGGTATTCGAGGAGTTTGTATAAAAAATGAAGCCACAGGACCTATGATGGCAGAGGCATATGCACGTACAAAAGGCGGGTTTGGGGTTGTTTATGTAACTACTGGTCCTGGGGGTGCAAATGCTGTTACTGGTGTAACGGAATGCTATGTAGATTCCTCCCCTGTTCTTGTAATTTCGGGTCAATCTCCTATTAATCAAACAACAAAAAATGCTAATATACCTAATTTGAGGTCTTTTGGTATACAGGAGTTAAATATTATTGACGTTGTTAAGTCCATTACTAAATACGCAGTTATGATTACTATACCAGAAAGCATTCTTTATGAGTTGGAGAAAGCTATATCTGTAGCAACATCCGGAAGAATGGGACCAGTTTGGTTGGATATTCCTTTGGACATACAATCTGCATATGTGGAGGAAGATAATCTTTTTGGGTTTAGCACTAATAAAAAATTTACTGATAAGATATCTGAGGACTTAAACAATGCAAAGAGACCATTAATATTAGCTGGCCAAGGAATTAAAAACTCAGATGCTGTTTCTGAACTTAAAAGGTTAGCATCTTGTTTAGAATGCCCGATAATTTTATCAAGACTTGGGCTTGACTGTTTACCTTATTCAAATGTTAATAATATGGGTTTGGGGGGTATAAAAGGAACAAAATTTAATAAGTTAATTATGGGTGAAGCCGATGTAGTAATTGCTATAGGAACAAGTCTATCTGTGGCATTTGCTGGGTATGATCTATCTTTTTTTAATCCAAATGCAAAGATTTACATGGTGGATATTGAATTAGCTGAGATTACTAAAGTTCAACATAGGTTGTCCGGAGTAGTTATAAAAGATGCACAAGACTTTTTAAGGGGTCTCTTAAATATTTTGTATGCATTTCCTATAAGATATTCTGCAGAGCGTAAAAATTGGTTTGAACACTGTTTAAAGTATAAAGAAAAATTATCTACCAAGTTGTTTGTTAAAGAACAAAATCCTATTGATATTTATTTTGTAGCAAAAAAGATTGATGAGATGTCCAAAAAGGGGGACATTCTTGTTGATGATGCTGGTAGCAGTTATTATGTTGCGGGGCAAACTTTTTCATTTGAAAATGGAGTTAAAGAAATAACTTCAGGGGCTTATGCTTCTATGGGTCTATCTATACCCTTATCTATTGGTGCTGCAATAGCAGATCCAAAAGTTTGTATTCTTACAATGACGGGTGATGGCTCCTTAGAGACTAATATTCAAGAGTTAAAAACGCTTTCTTATTATAAACTTAATGTGAAGTTATTTATTATTAATAATGGGGGCTATATTTCCATGAGGGACCATGGGAGGCATGTTGAGGATGAAAATACTATGCTTAATATTAAAAAAGTTGCCGATGCCTATGATATACCATATTATTTAATTGATGATTATAAAAATTTTGATACTATTGCAGCCAAGTTTAAAGATGTGTATGGACCTGCTATTATTGAAATTATTTGTGATAGTGAGCAAAAATTGATACTACCCATATGTTAATAGAAAAAGCTAAGAAAATACGCAAAAGAATACTTGATATAGCTTATAAGACAGGAAAAGGTCATTTAGGAGGAACCCTTTCTTTGGTCGATATTCTTGTAGCCATTTACTATGGTGGGGTATTAAAATATGGAAACAAAGAAAAAGATTTACTTTTAATTGGTAAGGGACACGCCTGTTTGGCTTCTTATGCAATTTGGGAAGACTTGGGATTACTAAGTAAAGATTTATTAGATACTTTTGGTACTAACGGGTCCTTATTGGGCACTCAATTTGATAAAAATTTTTTAGAATCGGAATATAACACGGGATCTCTTGGACATGTTATTGGTATAGGTGCTGGGTATGCTCTTGCTTTAAAGTTGGGGGGTAATAGTCAAAAGAAAATTTTTGTGGTTGTGGGGGACGGTGAGTGTGAGGAGGGATCTATATGGGAATCTATAGATTTTATAGCTAAGAATAAAATTGCGGGCTTAACTATTATTGTGGATAGGAATAGATTATCTGTAACAGATTTTATTGAGAATGATAGATTGGTAGACAAATTCGAGGCATTTGGTTTGCGGGTAATAGAGATGGATGGGCATGATTTTTATTCCATATTAACAGCTTTCGATAGTATTGACAATGAATCTGTTATTATTATATTTAATACAATTAAGGGTAAGGGAATATCTTTTTTAGAAAATAATGTGGATAGTCATAGTGGTATACTTAATAAAGAACAATATATTCAAGCGAGTAAAGAATTAAATGGTTGATCTTAGAGATATATTATTTGATAGTCTTTATGAGTATGCACGACAGGATGATAAAATTGTGTTTCTTACTGCTGATGCGGATGCCTTTGCTCTAAAAAAATTTAAAAGGGATTTTCCTGATAGATTTTTTAATATGGGGGTTGCAGAACAAAATGCAATTCTTGTAGCCACAGGTCTTGCTATTGGTGGATTTAAACCTTATATTTATTCAATTACCTCATTTATGACTATGAGATGTTATGAGCAGATAAAGGTTAATATATGCAGTATGAATTTGCCAATAACGTTAATTGGGCTGGGTGCGGGGTTTAGTTTTAGTTTTGATGGGCCAACGCACCATGCTATAAATGACATAGCTATTATGAGAACTTTACCAGAAATGACTATATTAAATACAAGTGATGCTTTTACAACCAAGGAATGTGTTAAGCTATCATATAATTTAAAAGCTCCTGCATTTATTAGGTTGGATAAAGGAATTTATCCTGACTATGATTTTACATTACATCTTGATGGATTTAATGTTATAAAAAATTTATCAAAAGTTAATGTTATTTCTACCGGAACAATGGTTCATTCTTGTGTGGAAGCTTTAGAGGGTTTAAAAATAGGTTTAGTTGACATGTATAAAATAAAACCCTATTCTAAAGGTATTTTATCTGATATTATAAATTTGTCTAATAAAATAGTTGTTGTAGAAGAAAATGTTAAATATGGTGCTCTATCTACTACTATTTTGGAGTATATGTCAGAGATAGGTGTATTTAAACCTATAATTAAAATTGCTTTGGAGGATAAACAATTTTTTGGTTACGCTGATAGGAAGTGGTTACATGAAAAATATGGTTTAGATATAAATTCTCTTAGAGAAAAATTTATTAATGTATTATCGGAGGTTTAGATGGGTGAATTTGATATAAAAACATATACAAGTGAGAATGAAAAAGCAGCAAGAAATAATTTAGTAAAACTTTTTAAAAATAGTCCTTTGCCGGATGATCAAATACTATCAAATTTGGGTTTATATTTAAATTCAAAAACACTGTCAAGAATATTATTTATGAACCATTTGTATAGTAATATAGTAAATTTGCAGGGGGTTGCAATAGAGTTTGGTTGCCATTGGGGGCAAAATCTTTCTTTATTTTCTGCTTTGCGTGGTATTTATGAACCTTTTAATAGGCATCGCAAGATTATTGGATTTGATACCTTTACTGGGTTTTCTTCTATAGATTTAAAGGATGGTGGCTCTGATCTTATGAGGGAGGGGAACTTATTACTTCCTTCAGAATATGATGACTATCTTAGAGAAATTTTAAAAGCCCAAGAGGCAGATAACCCCCTATCGCACATACCTAAGTTTGAAGTAATTAAGGGGGATGCATCCATTACATTTAATAAGTATTTAGAGGATCATCCTGAGACTATTATTGCTTTAGCATATTTTGATTTTGATATTTATAAACCAACTAGAGATTGTTTAAGAATGATTAAAAGCAGATTAGTTAGGGGTAGTGTAGTCGGATTTGATGAATTAAATGATCCAGATTCCCCAGGGGAGACTGTTGCATTAATGGAAGAAATTGGACTTAATAAGATTAAGCTAATGAGATTTCCTATTACTTCGAGAACTTCTTATTTTATTTATGAGGGTAATTAGTATATGGATAGTGATATTATAATAAAGCCAGTTTTGAGTTTGTTTGGACCTAGCATTCGTCCGCACCTATGGATGCATCTTTATGAAAGTGTTTCACAAGCCACTACACTGCCATTTGAGATAATTTTTTGTGGACCCATAGCCCCTACATTTGATTTGCCCCATAATTTAATTTATATAAAAACTGCTAATATTAAATTAATTCAGTGCTGGCAGATTGGGGCAATGCATACTAAGGGAGATGTAATCAGTCTTGTGGCGGATGATCTTATATTTAGTCCAGGGGCTTTAGACGAGGCATATTCTATATACACTCAAAAGAATGATTATAAAGCTATAATTGCTTTGAGAATGTTTTTACGGGGGGCAGATCAAACGCACACCTGCAAAATTCCTAGATACGTAGATACTAATAAACGAACTATGCTAATACCTGGGGGACTTTCCCTTATTAGTAGAAAGTTTTTTATGGAATTGGGTGGTTTTGATAAAAGTTTTATATATTGTGATGCTAATTTTGACTTATTTATAAGAGCTTTCTATGCTGGTGGATCTTATTTTTGGTGTAAGGAGGGTCATTCAGATGAAGATGTAGGTTGGGCTGCAAAAACTTACAATACAACTTGGGGTCATTGGGGGCATCAAGACACAAATTTACTAAAATCATTGTGGTCTGATAATGATAATTTACGGGAAACAAGATCAATGCCTTTTGAATCTTTTGTAATGGATGAGTCTATTTATCAAGTTTCTCAGGGAAATAATGTACCAAATAAGTGGGTTTAGGAGAGCATGTGTATGGGACTTACAAAGCAGCGAGAGATAAATATTACAAAACAAGAGCTTATAGATTTTGAGTCTGATATTGCTAAAAGATGGGAGGGAGGTCAGATAAAAGCCCCGGTACACTTGTCTTTTAATAATGAGGAGTATCTTATTGATTTTTTTCAATATATAAATTCTGAGGATTGGGTATTTTCTACATGGCGTAATCATTACCATTCTATTTTGCATGGAGTACCCAAAGAAGTATTATTGGAAGAAATTTTATTGGGGAACAGCATATCCTTTCAATCCCCAAAACATCACATTTATACATCTGCGATTGTGGGGGGTATTTTACCTATAGCTGTAGGAACTGCTTTAGGTTTAAAATATAATAATTCAGACGGGAGAGTTTTTTGTTTTGTGGGAGACATGGCAGCAGAAAGTGGTGTTTTTTATGAGGCAGTAAAGTATTCAGTAAATAAAAAACTTCCCATTCATTTTATAATTGAGGATAATAATTTATCCACCAATTCCCCTACGGATGAAACTTGGGGTGGTAAAGTAGCATGTGATTATTTTAAGAATGGAAATTTAAAAGATTATGTAACTTATTTTAATTATAAACGAGAAGTCTATCCACATGTTGGAATTGGAAAATTTGTTCATTTTTGAGAGGGGTTTATGGCGGATTATTTTGATGAACTTATAAGAGTTATGACATACTTAGGTGAAAATCCAAAAGTTAAATTTATAGGGCAGTCAGTAGAATTTGATGGCCATGCATTATACAAAAGTATGAAAAATGTACCCATGGAGTCTAGATTAGAGTTACCGGTGTTTGAAGATTTTCAGATGGGCATGAGCATAGGTCTGGCTTTGGGGGGTTGGATACCTGTCAGTATTTATCCTAGAATGGATTTTTTAATTGTAGCTGCTAATCAGATTACAAATCATTTGGCGAATATTAAAAAAGTATCTAAAGGGGGTTATAATCCTCGGGTTATTATACGCACTAGTGTAGGGGCTAAAGAACCTTTAAATCCGGGGCCTCAGCATTGTCAGGATCATACGGAGGCTTTAAAACTATTGTGTAGGGGGGAGATAAATGTAGTGCAATTGCTAGATAAGAATCAAATTTTTGATGAATATAAACTTGCATTAAATAGAGAGGATGGTAAGTCAACTATTCTTATAGAATATGGTGATTTATACCACAAAGGATAAATATGGAACAAAAGAATATTTTAGTTACTGGTTCTACAGGAATGATTGGGAGAGAACTGGTTGAACAACTAAAGATAAAGGAACCTAAAGCAATTATTAGATATGCTGATTTGAGTTTGGGCATTGATTTACGTTATTATAATACTTGTTTGGATGTAATGGAGGGTATAGATGAGGTTTTTTCACTTATGGGGATTACGGGGTCTCCTAAGATGACTAGTGAAAGACCTATTGATTTTTTTGTTCCCATGATTCAATGTGGAACCAACATTTTGGAAGCCGCGCGACTACAAGGGGTTAAGAAATTTTTATACACCTCTTCTGTTGCAGTATTGAATCCAGATACAGATAAATATCCTGCTGCAGCAAAACAAATGGGGGAGTTTCAAATTGAGGCCTATAAAATACAATACCCAGAATTTGGTAATAATTGTTGCGTAATACGCCCTTCAAATGTTTACGGAAGGTATGGAAATTTTAAAAATATTGATGCCATGGTAATTACTAGTCTTATTAGGAAAGCACTAACATGTGATACTATAGAGGTGTGGGGGGATGGTTCAGAAACCAGGGAATTTATCAATGCTAAAGATGTTGCTAGAGGAATGATATTAGCTATGGATCAAATGCCCAATAAACCTATTAACTTAGGTTCTGGAAAATTACACAGTATAAAGCAAGCAGCGGAAATACTAAGTAGACTTTCAGGAAAAGAAATCGTGTATATACCTAAAGAAAAAAGAGGGGGCCAAACAAGAGTGGTGTTTGAGGACCCCGATCAAGGAGATATAGGATTTAAAGCAATTACATCGTTAGAAGAGGGTATAACAGAAGCATATAATTATGCGAAAGGAACGTTATGATTATTCATGATACTAAATTTGAAAAAGCAAAACTATTAGAAATCCCCATATTTAGAGATTTTAGAGGTGATTATGTAGAAACATTTAATAATAATATTTATAAATCTTTAGATGTAAATGTTCCTTTTGTTCAGGATAGTTTTTCTACATCTAGAAAAGATGTGTTAAGGGGATTTCATGGCGATAATGAAACATGGAAGCTTATTCAAGTAGTTTCGGGTGAGGTTTATGAAGTAATTGTTGATTTAAATATGGACTCTCCTACATATTTAGAGTGGCAGGCATTTCATATTAGTGAAAGAAACAGGTATCAATTATTAATTCCTCCTGGATTTGGTAATGCTATGCTAGCTTTAACAGATAATGTTGTTTATTATTATAAACAGACTACTTTTTATGATAGAAGTAAGCAATTTACAATTCCCTGGGATGACCCCACATTAAAAGTTTATTGGCCCATTAGTAAGCCTATATTATCAATGAGAGATGCTACTGCACAGTGTTTAAAACGTAAATAATTGAAACAAACTTTTAAAAGTCTAATATGAATAACCTAGTATTTGAACAGTATACAAAATCCCTATCTCATCCACGATACACCCCTTTAAAGCGTGAGGAAGAGCGAGAGCTGATGTTTCAAGTTGCTTCAGGTTCAGCAAAAGCCTTTGAAAGGGTAGTAAATTCTCATTTACGCTTTGTCATATACTATTTAAGAAATTTTACTATACCCAATCATGTTGATGTTATGGATGTGATACAGGAGGCTAATGAGGGTCTTATGGAGGGTGTTAAAAAGTATAATGTAGATAAATACAATGTAAGAGTCTTTAGTTATTGTTTTTTTCATATTAGGGCCAGTATTAACCAATATTTAAGAGAGGTTGCGGATATAAAAAATCATATAAATTATCGGGGCTTTGAGGGGGGCTATTTTACTACAACAGATGAGGATCAAGATGCTTTTATAAATGAGCATACTGCAGAAGAAATTGTTAATTTATATTTAAAAGATCTTACAGAAAAAGAACGCTTTACAATATCACTTCTATTTGGTTTAACCCCACCTTATGAACCTAAAACTCTTAGAGATGTAGCTACTATGATGCATACAACAGCAGAGTGTATACGGCTGCAAAAAGAAAAGATTTTAGATAAAATAAAAATAAATAAAGATGTATTTTAAATTTGTTTTTGTTTAAAAAAATACCTATTATAATGCAGTAGAACATTGGGGTATTAATTGGTGTTTGGAGGGGGTATTGATATGAACATTAAATTAAAAACATTATTTGATTATGCAAGAAGGGAGCTATACGATGAAAATATTATAGCGAACTATAAAGATATAATAAACGTATTTGAGGACGGGATAGAGGATTTAATAAAACAAACTGAGAAATTGGGCGGGCAATTAAGTTTAAGTAACTTGTTGCGCCGTTTAAAAGTTATTGAGGAACTTGCCAAAAGAAAGTGTGAGTCTGAGGAGCCTGTAAAATGTGATGCATCAGATTCCTGTCGAGTGTGTAGTGCTGCAGAATGGGTAAATCATATCGAACAGGTTGTAATAGAAGCAGAAAAAGATTTAGGGGTCTAATTATGAACTTTAAACAAGGTAATTTGTGGGTCTGGCATAAGTTAGGTTCTACCATAGTAATACCTACAAACGAGGGCTGGAAACATGATGGTAGTAACGTTATGGGTGCGGGTTTAGCAAAAGAAGCCCGTGAGGTATACACAGAATTGCCTAAAATTTATGGTAGAGATTGTCAGTTACTAACTTCTAGAGTTTATTACCCAGATTATAGACTTATTTTGGTGCCTTCAAAACCCCTTAATGTAAAGAGCCCCCATCTTAGTTGGCAGGGTAATGCAAATATTAATACAGTTACAAAATCTCTTAAATGGCTACAAGATATAAGTGAAAGTTTACCAGAAAAGGTTTATGTTCCTTTAATAGGTGCTGGAAATGGCCAATTAGATCCAGAGCTTATTAAAGAGCTGATGGATAAAATTTTGATATCCGAAAAGTTTATTGGGGTAACATTTTAATATATTTTGAGGTTACAATTATTAAAGCAGAAGCATATTTTTCTAATCCAATTTTTTCTCACAGTTTTTTAGATTACCCCACGATAGATGAATGCATTAGTGTTTATTTGGTCGGGTGTGGCCATTATTGTTTAGGCTGTTCTAACCTTCAATTAATAGAGCCTACAAAGGATTCTATAAAATTGACTGTAGATGATTTTATCTTACAATTAAAAGATTATTCAACAAGGTTAAGAACAAATAATATATCATTTCTTGGTGGTGATCCGTTATACAAAGATAATTTGGATTTTATGAATGCCCTTATTAAGGAAATAAAGGAACAATATAATATATGCATATATACTGGGTACAATATTAATTATGTAATAAATTTTGTAGAGGGAGGGTTTAAGTTTGTAAAGTGCGGCAAGTATGACATTGATCTAAAACAAGTTTCTGAAAAGAAAGATACATATATAAAATTAGCATCCACAAATCAGAATTTTTATGATGCTAATTATAAACAAATTAGTGACAAAGGTGTTTTATATTTTGAAAGGTAGTATTATGTCTGATAGCAATAAACCATATGAAGAAGATGAATTTACATTTTCATCAAATATGTTTGAAGAGGCGGATACAGCAAGAACTATTAAAAATATAAAAAGAACTTTGATCCGCAGTTTAAAGAATAAATTTGAATTGGATGATGCCAATGTAGTAGATTCTTTTTTAAAATTGCAGGGTATTCATTTAGACAATTTTGATTTTGTTAAAAATATAGAGAGCATAATTAATGCAAAGCTAAACGATGTGAGTATAGATGATAATTCTAATAAAAATGAAAAGACAGTTTCTGGGATAATGCAAGAGGCTAAAATAGCCGTAGATAAGCTTGTGGGTTTTGATTATTTATATAGAGTATGTAAGGAGCTTTACGGTAAGCAAGAAGCTAAGAAATTAATGGGTAGTATATATGATTATAGTTTGGGTTTACATGATTCTGCAAAAATATTGACCCCCTATTGTTTTGCAATAGATGCTTCTAAGATTGTTTTAGAGGGCAGAAGTTTTGGTGTGTTACCCTCTAAACCTGTTAAAAGACTTTCTTCTTATATATCAGCATTGTGTGAAACCATACATCAACTATCTAATCATGTAGCTGGGGCCATAGCTATAGGGACATTCTTTTTAGACATAACACATATACTTATATATAAACAGGGGGTTGACTATAAGACGCTTAAAGAAGATAAAGTGCTGCAGAAAAAAATTGAAAATGAATTTCAACAATTTACGCATTCAGTCAACCACTTAAGTAGAAGTTCTATAGAATCTCCGTTTTCCAATTTATCCATATTTGATAGAACAAAGTTAAAGGCATTTATAAGTGATGATAATATGGCATGGTATTTTCCTTTTGATAAGTCTCTTAGGGATGCTTTTAAAGAAAATGATTTAACTAAGGAAACATATAGAGATTCTGTTGTAGAATATATAATGTTTTTGCAAATGCTTTTTTTAGATTTTTATGATAAGGGGGATCCCCTTAATGATGGAAGACAGTACCGCTTTCCGATTTGTACCCTGTCAGTTTCTAAACAAAAGAACGAAAAAGAGGGGTGGGAAATAATTGATAAACAGTTTTTGAAGGATATAGTAAAATATGAAATTTATAGGTATAATATTTTTTCAAGCGAGGGTATGAAGGTTGCTAGCTGTTGTCGATTAATCAATAATGTTGATCTTATGCAATTCGGAGCGCAGTCAAATTCATTTGGTGGAACCGCGATATCTTTAGGTTCTCATAGAGTAGTAACTATTAATTACAATAGAATAGCTCTGCAATCAAAATCTTTGGATGAGTATTATAAATTATTGGACAAGCGTTTAATAGAGTCTGTTAAAATTCTTAAGGCCCATAAAACTTTACTTAGTCAATTAGAAAAAAAAGGTTTGCAGCCGTTTATTACAAATGGGTGGCTTCCATTATGTAAAATGTTTTCAACATTTGGTGTGTTGGGTCTTGTTGAAGCCATAGAGGTTTTAAAAAAGAAATTTAAGGGTGAAATTCAAGATAAAGATTTAATGGCAGATATTTTAATTTATGTAAATAAAAGGGTAGAAGAACTATGCAAGGAGTATGATTTAGCAGGTAATATTGAACAAATACCCGGGGAGTCTTTTGCTGTAAGGTTAGCCAAAGCAGATAAGCTTATTTTTGGAGCTAAAGAGGTTACTCAAACTCTGTATTCGAATCAATTTATACCCTTATGGAAGGATGTTACTATTTATGAGAGAATGGATATAGATGGTAAATATAATCAGCTTTATACTGGTGGAGGCATAGTTCATTTTACTCTTTCAGAAAAGGTTACAGGAAAACAGGCAGAAAAATTAATTATATATGCTATTAAGTCTGGTTGTGAACATTTTGCACTTAATGCAGTTTATAGTGAGTGTGAGGCCGGGCATAATAGTTTTGGTAAATTAGAAATTTGTCCTGTTTGCAGTAAAAAAATTGTTGAGTATTACACAAGAGTAGTTGGATTTTTTACACCCGTGAGTTCCTGGAATAAAGAGCGGGGTGAGTGGGAGTTTCCGAAGCGTGTATTAAAGAATATAGATTAATATTAAGGATGACTATGAATATAGCACGAATTGATAACATTAAAATACCCATGACCTATTCAAAAAGGGGTAAGGGGCATACAGATGTTATAGTCTCAATATCTGTGGAGGTTGCTGGTTCAGTAGATGCTATAGAAATTAGTGATAAAATTTATCCTTATGGAGGATCTGTTTGTTCTATAGATTGTATTGAGAAACTTCTTGATACACTGAAATTGCAATATTCTGTAAGGAAATTCTACTTTCAATTTGACCTTATGATGGAAAGAATAACTACAAAGCATACTAAAAGCTATTTTCCCATGCTTTGCAGTTACATATATGATAGGTCTTTGGGGCCTAAATCTTATATAGGTGTAGATATGCCTATTCGGATATCGGAGTTATCTGGAACTCAGTCTAACTTGCGTTTGATGTTAAAAATCACTACATTAGAATCATTCGAAGATATGTTAGATTGGGTACAAAAATTAACTAAATTTGATATGTTTCCTCAGGCAGCTTTTTGGCAAGATAAAGAAACTGATGTAGTAAGTTTACAGGATGTTTTTAGCAGGGTTAAAAAATACTTTAAACAAAAGAAGATTAAGGGTTATGTAGAGTTAAGTGGTAGGGATGCATTAAACAATAGAGTAGTGAACATTCAAACAACTTTTTAATGGAGGTTTTTATGATAAATATTCAAGATTTACAAAAAGAATTATCCCTCAGATTGGATAACGCATTAGTAACAATGGATCGAAACCCATTAAGTGAGTCCTTTCTTAATGAGGTTTTAGGGGCTATAGATTCCCTTGGTTTTACTATTATACCTGTTCCGGAATCTCCATCTGCTACGGCTTTGGATGGTTTAGCAAATTCTGTAGCTCGAAACACTTCACCAATGTCTGCTGAAGGTTCTGTAGATGTTGAGCCTACAGATATAAATGTATCTCAAATCTTATTTGAATTAAAAAATGTGGGTTGGATTCTTTTTCCACCTAAAATATAGGGGCTGGTTATGGGCTGGAAGAAATATGAGGGTCAGGATCTAAAGGTAAATAATATTGTGGCTTTAAAGGGCGGAGAGACTGCTATAGTTGTTAGCCACTCTATTCATGGGAATATTGCGGAGGGTTTGGATGCTCTACCTCCAGCAAGTTGGTCCTGTAACTTTGTAGTGGATAAAATATTAAATAAAAAATCTGGTCTTCAGAAATCTGGTTGGGTTTATAATGTTTACGGTGAACCTATTCATAAAATTACGCACGTGTTTACCTTACCCAAGTTAAAAAAATGAAAACAATTATTGCGGGATCCAGAGACATTGTGGATTATATGTTAGTTTGCGATGCCATTCAACAAAGCGGATTTGAAATTACAGAAGTAATTTCTGGTGCTGCTCGGGGAGTGGATCGAGCGGGTGAAATCTGGGCAAAAGAAAATCATGTACCATTAAAACAGTTTTTTGCACAGTGGGAGGAGCGGGGTAAATCTGCAGGGTATATTAGGAATGCAGAGATGGTGGATTATGCAGAGGCGTTAATAGCAGTAACAAATGGTAGCAAAGGAACTGCACATACCATAGATTTAGCAAATAAAAAAGGTATAAAAGTTTTTGTTTTAAATGTTGACAAGTAAATATAATTTGTTTATATTAAAGTGGGGTTAGAACTGTGTAGCTAATTTATCAGTCTGATTTCACTTTTTTTATTAAGGAATAAGTTATTTTTATGCCAGTTATAAACTTTGAGCAATCTGAAGAAGAAATTCTTGAGAATAAAAATCAACAGTTTAATTTAGCAGTAGATATTCAATTCTATTCTGTTTGGTGTAGTTTTCTTACAGAGCTACCCCCAGAATTGGAAGCAATAATATATTCAGAACTCTCCTTTTTTGCAGAAAATTATTTCTTTTCACCTAAGTTTCAAAATCATCAGTGGGATGGGCAGTATCATCTATACCATCCCAAGTCTAAATCATTTCGTATAGGCCTTCTTAATCGTGTTATTGATATTTTACAGAGGCATGGTTGTACAATTAATGTTATTGGGAAATCGGAGCCTACACAATTTGTTCAAAGATCTAATACCTATCAATTAAGACCTTATCAGCTATTAGCTGTTCAAAATTGTTTAATAAAGCGTTTTGGCATACTCAGAGCTCCGATGAGGTCCGGTAAGACCATGCTATTTATTGCTATGGTAGATTCTGAACGTAAATTTCCTGTAGTTTTTTTATGTAGAAGTCTCGATCTAGCATATCAAACTATGGATCGTGTTAAGCAATTTTTGCCAGATGTTTCTGTGGGTATAGTGGGGGATGGTAAGGTAGATATTCAAGATGTAACTATTATTACAGTTCAAAGTGCTTTTGCAGCATATAGCGAGGAATTAAAAGAAAAGGATTTAGATAAGGAACTTCCAATTGAGAAGAAGCAAAAGATCCAAATTCAGATTTTGTTGAAAAAGGCTAAATTAGTGTTTCTAGACGAGTGCCATCATGGGGGTTCAAATACAGCCAAATTTATTTTAGCAAAGTGTACTGCTGCAGAATTGAAAATAGGTCTTACAGCTACACCATTTGCTGAAAAGGATGAGGATATGCTGGTAGAGGAAAGTGTTGGGGATGTTATTCATTCTGTTTCCTATTCAGAGTTGATAAGAGAGGGATTCTTGTTAAGACCTACCATTTATTTCTATAAATTGCCTAAATTTGATATTGATGCCGCCTATCCTACTGTATATAAGCAGGCTGTGGTAGAGAATAAATTTTTTATAGGTTTAATTGATCTTATAGTCAAATCTTTAAATAATAAAGGAAAGTCTGTAATAATTCAAACAGATACAATATATCATGCTAATGTTTTACATAAGGCTATTAAAGATTCTGTAATGTTGACAGGAAAAGATAAAACAGATAGACGTATAGATGTTATTCAAAAGATAAGGGATAAAGAGGTTATGTGTTGTGTTTCTACATTGTTCGAGGAGGGGATTGATCTGGTTTCTTTGGATTTTACAATAAATGCTGCCGGGGGTCTTAGTAATATATCCACTTTACAGCGTATGCGATCAATTACTGCTGCAGAGGGAAAAATATCCTGTGGTATTATTGACTTTTATCATGATGTTAGGTATCTTTCAAAGCACTCAAAAAGAAGATTGCAGATATATGAGTCGGAACCTGAATTTGAATTAATTAAACGTGATGTAAGTAAAAATACAATAGAAGAATTAGCGAGGGAGTTAGAAGAATGAAATTAATGTCTGAATTGAAATTTCTAGAACTTATTAAAGAGTTCGAACTTGCTGTTAAAGCTCAACATTATGATCCTTATTGTGATATGTACCAACAAAGAATAACGGGTGAAAGTATTGATCAGCTTCGTAATGAAATTTGCAATAGATATAATAAACTTATTAAGAGGTATGTAGTATGTTAATGCGAACTAAGATTACTTTAAAAGATGATACAGTATTATATGGCCATGTAAACGGTTTTCAAGGAGATGAAATTTTATCTTTGCTGGTTACAACAGAGGACGGCAGGGAGATAACCGGGGCCGATAAGCATCAGGATATTAAACTGTCACAATGTAAGAAAATTAGTATGACCAATATTGAAAGACCAAAATGTTAGTAAAGCTGATAGAAAAAGAACAGAAGCCTTTAGATCAGTGGAGCAATAAAGACTTTCTTTTATACTTTTCTGATAGTCTTAAGGGGGCTGGGAATGGGGGGCTACTTATACCTCCACTGGCTTGGAGAGCTTATTTATCACGAATAAAGGGGTTTAGATTAAAGCTTAGGGTATCAAATCAAGAGTATAAGTGCTTTATAGATACATTGTTTTCTAAGGCTTTTCTTAAAAATAAATTTGTTCCTGTATTTGGTAGTATTGTAAGTGAGAGAGTTTATAATATGTATCAAAAATCTCCGGAGCTGTCTAACGAATATTTTGTAGCCCAGCGGGATGAACTATATAATAGTAATGACTTTTTTAAAAGCTTATGAGGGTTTTTGATATGAAAAGCTTAATACAAAAACTTAAAATTTGTATAGATATTTTTAGATCTAAAGAAATTAGAGACCAATATAATGTTTATAGGGGGATGTTTAATGAAGAAATTCAAACGAATGATCTTATAGACTGGCTTCGTAAAAGTGAGCATTTCATTTGTTTGGGTATATATTCTGATGGCAGACCTTGGGTGCAACTTGATGATAATAAACCTGAGCATACTAAAATTATGTTTGAGGCCTTAAAAGAACATATTAAAAGTATGCCACATTATATAATTGTAAACAATGCTTTAAATGAGAAAATTGCTAATCAAGCTTTAATTCCAAAGGAGTAAATATGAGTATCTTTCCAGAAACAAGAGGCATTTCATTTATTTACAAGTTGCAAAATTGGTGGGACTGGTTGAAAGCCTGGAGATATCCAAGTAATATAATATTTTTAGACATATCCCCTACTTGGTGTGATAAGGATGAACTTATTAGGTTGGCAGTATTTAAACTATTGGTAGATTTTGTTGAAAAGGAAGAGCCATTTAAATATACTGATTGGACTACTGATGAGGGTATTATTAAGGCTGCAGAAGCCATAAAGGAGTCTTATAAATGGATTACTAAGGATCGAGCTGTGGCTAAAAAGAAGTATGAACATAATTTACATAAGTGGGCAGAAACTAAGTCTAAGAAATACTGGAATAAACTTTTGCCCTCAGAAGAGTTTGTGGAAAAGAGAGACCAAGAAATTTTACTTAAAATTATTGAAATTAGGGGGTATTTATGGGTTTAAACGATTGGGAAAAGGTTTTTAATGTTCATTGGCAAGAAAATGCTAAAACTTTTGCAGTTAATGAGTATCCGAATGGTTTATTGGTGTTGGATTATAAAATGGCTAAAGAGGTAGTTAGGAGATGCTTTCAACAAGCTACTTATCAGGGTGAGCGAAAGGTTATTACTGATAAATCAAATTATTTAAGGGTGCCTTCGGAGACATTTCGATTGCTTAAAAGAACAGATAAATATTACCCCTCAGATATGCCTTCTGCAAAGTGTAAATGTTTGTATGATAAAGAAAAAGATTTATATTTTTATGTTTTTATTGAAGATTTTATTTAGGGGTTTATAAAAAATGAATTCACATCAGCGTAGAAAAAGGAACAGGTTATTAGATAAAATTCAAAAGAAGCTTGAGGATGGAAGATATCCTAAAGGTCGAGATGGAGAATATATAGCTCGTAGTAGGAAGTTGCGTAAAAAATACGGATTAAAGATATGAAATTGAAATATTTATTATGTAAACTATTTGGTCATAAACCCAAAACATATGATGCAGAGTTTAGATATTGGGTTGGGGGTAAAAAGAAAATTGAAATGGTTACTAGAAAGGTAATTTGGTGTGAAAGATGTGGTGCTCCGGAAATAGATATTATAATGGACAAAATGAGGTGAATAGTGACATATGAATTTCGTATTATAGCAGATACTAATAAGGGTACAACTAAGTTACAGGTTAGACAAAGAGAAGAAGTACCTTTTGGTGTAAAGATATTTTGGGGTAAATGGTATGAAGTTCCCATAGTCGATATTAAGGACGTAAAAGATGAGGATTCAGATTAATGGATCGACAAAGAATTTGGCTTACGACAGATCAGGTAAATGAGGTTAGGTCCAGTACTATAGGTCATGACTGTGGGTGTGACGGTTCCGGAGGCATCTTACAGGATAGTAACATACTAGATTGTAAGTGTATGGAAAAGTTTAAGTGGACTATAAAAATGCTCAATGCTGGAATACCTAAGCGTTATTGGGAGTTTGATCTTGAAAAAGATTTAGTAAAGAAATTTAAGGATGAAAATGATAAGTCTATTAAAATACTTAATAGATATGGTAAAGATATAAAAAACATGGTGCAGCAAGGTTTGGGACTTTACATTCAGGGTGTGGGAGGTACTGCCAAGTCTGCCTCAGCGTATTGGATTATGAAGGAGGCTATAAAACAAGATATTATATGCTATTCTACAAGAATGTCTAGTATTTCAAACTTACTAAGGGGAAGTATAGATACTAAGGATAGTGAGGACATAATTACTTGGATGGAGGAGAAAGTAGAACTTTTAATGGTGGATGAGATCGAGAAAGATAATAAAGCTGCAGATATGCACTCTATTACAGGAACTTGGGTTAATGAATTTTTTAATAACCTGTATAATAGGAACATATCACTTATAATTGTTTCTAATGTGGATAAAAAGCATTTAGAAGAGTCCCAGGCTAAAAATGTGGTGGATAGATTTAATGAGTTAGTTCCTGTTACTATGGTGGGCGAAAGTTATAGATCGGCCACAAAAGCGCAGAAAATGTTATTATCAGGCAATAACTATGAAAAATAGGGATGGGTTAGTAAATAACGATAATTGGGAGACACCGGATTGGTTATACAAGCAATTAGATAATGAATTTCATTTTGATTTTGATCCCTGTCCTTTAAATGCTGATTTTGATGGTCTCTCTCTCGAGTGGGGAAAATCCAATTTTGTGAATCCACCCTATAATAGGAAAGATAAGCCGAAGTTTATTCAGAAAGCTTATGAGCAATGGAAGAAAGGAAAAACTTGCGTATTATTAATTCCCGCAGCAACAGGAACAAAGCAATTTCATGAGTTGATTCTACCAAATGCAGAAATAAGATTTTTAAAGGGTAGAGTAGCATTTAAAGGGTATAATACTAAGGGTGAATACACTACAAAGAATAAAGGTAAACATGATAGCATGATTGTAATATTTCATAGTAATAAATCCATAAAGTAATAAACAATAGAAAGATTTATGAATCAAGAGTTTCGAGATTATGCAACAGAGTGTTATGTTTTAGCGGCATGTTTAAAGGGTCCCAATTTTTGGAGAAATATACCCATTTCTTGGCTTGATCATGAGATCACTATAAAAGCCTACCAAGAATTTTCTAATTTTTTAAAGCCCCCCTACTCTGTTTATCCTACAGTCAATATTGTTGTAGATAAGTCTGAAGATCCTGATGTTAAATTATTTATTAAAGAGATTGAGCATGTGGAGCCAGATTTATCGGAGTTGCGTGTAAGGTTACAAGATTTATTTACAATGTATACAAGAAGAAAATTAGTAGAGGTTGCAGAAAATGTTAGGGCGGGTATTAAGAGTTCTAATATAGGTGAGATTGTCAGACAGAATATTACATCTTTATCAGGTTTAGTAAGTCCTTTAGAGGCAGGACATCGTGAGCGTAGGTGGATTTATGAGTCGGCTAGAGAACGCTGGGAGTATTATCGTGAGATGGAAAGAGATCCTGGAAAAATACCTGGAATACCTTACAATATGGAGGGGCTTGACAAATATACTAATGGGGGATTACGTCCCGGACATATAGTGCTATTATATGCTGGATCGGGATCATATAAAACCATGACAAAACTGAATATGGCATATAATTTTGCTTTTTTAGAGAAAAAAGATACTACAGTATTTACTCTTGAGGTTGCCATAGATGATTATGAGCATATGCTTGATGCTAGGCATGCCAGATTAAGTTTTGATAATATGATTAAAGGTAACTTAGGTCAAGAGGGTTTAGAGTATAGGTCATCTTTAATTGATATAGCAGAAAAGCAGTATCCTTTAAGAATTATAGATATACCTGATAAATCCACCTCTGCTGATATAATAGGTGAATTTGAACTTCATAGAGCTCAGTATGGTAAGTTTCCGGACGTAGCTATAATCGATTATATTAATGAGATGGAGCCTTTAACACCCTGGGGAAATACCAGTGAGAAATTTAAAAATTTAGGCGTAGAATTAAGACGTATTGCCCGATCTTACGGGGTACCTATTATTGGAAGTATGCAGGAAAATAGAGAGGGTAAAAAATTAAAAGATAAGGAGAAGATGGGTACTGAACATATTGGAGAATCCCATTATTTTCAAAATGTGTGTCATTTGGTTTGTCATCTTTGGCAGGATGATAGTGAGTTTGATGCTGGAAGTAATAATTTGAATGTATCAATTAAAAAGAATAGGTATGGTCCTAAGAACAAAACATTCTCATTATATATAAATAATGAATGGAAGTATGTTGGGGATAGAAATATGAAGACAATTCCAAGAGATAGTCAAGAGCCAAAACAAATAACTGGGGGCGGGTAATAATGCATTCCTTATTAGAGATTATGGACCATTATGGTATAGAAATGCAGGATATCCAGGTTGCGGGGGAGACTTTATTTTTATGTCCTTTCCATGATGACCAGAACTTTGGATCGGCATCCTTTAATGAAGAGGGTTTGTGGAATTGCTTTTCTTGCAATTTTGGGGGTAATGCTGTTCAATTTGTAGCTAGAAAGGAAGGCATTAATACTCATGATGCTTATATTCTTGTAGAGAATAATTTTCAGGATCAGATTAATAAAAACTATGATGAGTTTCTAGAAAAGTGTAATGTTAGTTTAGATTTAAAGACAAAATATACTTTGTTAGAATATAAGAAGTTATGTGAGGCTTTTGAGAGAAGGATACTAAGTGTCTTATTAGAGCATAGGGGTAGTATAGATGTTTATGCTGATTGGATAGCAATTTGTAGTTGGGCCTTTATTATAGACAAACAAATTGTAGATGAAAAGTATGAAACCTTATTAAATCTTTATTCTGAGTTTACATCTATTTTTATGTAAGCTGTGGAAGAAGAAAACGCAGTATTACTAACTAATCAAAAGCAAAATGCATTTAGGCTAATTTCGTCAGCTTAAGTGCGTATTGGGGTGCAAGCCGCCCAAAGGAGAAACATTATGCATTATAGGAATGGTAGAATTGTGTTTAATGGAGACAAGGTTATTCAGCTTGATTTTGCAGGAAAGGTGATGGCGTTTGGAGTGTTGCACAGTGCAACGGCAGGAAACGATTATTGTAATGGTGTGATTGCCCCAATTCAACAACCAGTAACAAGTGCTTGCCTTGTTGATTGTCTGCACATTGAAGACATTGAGAAGATGATTGCGGAAAAAAAACTGGACAAGAGACCTGTAGGTAAATAATGTAAGGGTGGTAGGTCAGGAGGCTTGCCACCCACCTTGATTTTAGTAATTAAATTTTATATATTGGAATTGTTATGAATGAGGCTGATAAAAAACAACTTATTGATTCTATTAATTTAGCAGCCTGTAATTGCTGTAAACCCTTGAGTGTTCCCGAGACTTTAGAGGGAGGTATTACAATAAAATTTGTCGTGATGGGTGCTGAATTTATATTTTTGTGGGGCTTAGTTCAGCCCTATATATTAGTATCTATAAGAAGCTTTAGAAAGACTAATTATAAGATCAGCAATAGAATTCCTGAAGAGGATATGGTTTCAGATATAAAAGAGTATTGCTATAAATACTTTACTATGTATGGACCCAGTAGTAATTTTGCAATAAATTTTACATATCTGATTAAAAATTATTTTTATGATTTAAAAACCTTCAATTTTAATCCCCCATCAAAAAGAACAATATTTTATTGTGATGATATAGATAATATATCCGGATCCTCAGAATTAATAAGCAAATTGCATCTTTTTGAAGATTGCACCAAAGAAATAGATTTTTGGAGTAGCATACCAACACATCTTTTGCATATAGTTAAGCAGATTGTTTTGGGTGGTGTAAAGCTTAGTAGTATTGCAAGGCAAGAGAATGTAAGTGGCAAGGTATTATGGAAAAAGCTTTACAAAGATCTTAGTGATGTGGGTGTAATCAATGAAGATCTTTCGTTAAAAAGTAATGGTGTCTGGAAATTTAGATTTTTGGCTGAATCTTCGGATAACAAATCTAAGGTTAAGCGAGATGAGTTTGTAAAACATTTTAATATAAATTCAAATAAGATTATAGATATAGTTGTAATACCCAAAAGAAATCTCACAAAAATACTACAGAAGTTAGGAATTACCCGACAATATTTTTATGATCATGCATATAGAACCTCAAGCTCTAATTTAAAAACATTACCTAAAGGGTTTGGGGCTTGGTATAAAGTAGATGATGGTGATTGGACTGAACTAATTAACACTAAAAACATATCAAAGGAGATTTAAAATGCCGGACACAATATCAGATTTTTTATGGAAAAATACATTAAATTGTACAACTTTTATCGGCAGTATAGGCGAACTACTTAAACCTGCAAGAAAGTTGGGCTATAAATACATAGTTTGGAACTCAAGAGTTTATGAGGTAACTGCGGACAAATTTAATGATACGGGGGCTTTTGAATCCGACTTGAGGTGAGGTGAATATGGACAAGGATACCAGATCTTGTGAAGATATGACGGAAATCTGTTTTCCTCGTAAGATTAGCTTGCTTGAATTTTTAGAGGAGATTGAAAATAGTATAAAACCCTTTAAAGAAAATATGAAACACTGTGGTGAGGTAGACGATAAATTTGTAGAGGATTGGATGAGAATATTTTGTGCTTGGAATGAGATGATCTAAAGTGAGGTGAATATGAATATTGCAAAGTGGTATAGAGATAGATTTATAATTTGTTTTGTTTTATCATTAGTGTTTGTATCATTGATAATTGCTCAAGTGGGGCATGAACTATTGATGTGGAGATTATTACTTTGCTATGCTATGTCACAAATATTTGGAGCTTTAGCTGCTGGGTACTTACAAGGTTATTTAATGTTTAAGGATGTTTGGGGTTTGTATAATTTAATAGGGCATCAACTTGATTTTGTAAACGGAGATAAACCTGAATGGCAATGATTAACTCCCAACATATAAATAATTGTCAAAGTTGTTCTTTATGTAAGAACGGAGTTAGAGTGGTTCATTCTGTTTTGCCAGATAGTGCCAAAATGCTTATAATAGGCGAGGCTCCGTCATCCAATGATCTGCAGAGTGGTCCTATTTCAGGGCTTGCAGGACAAATGCTCGGAGAGGCTTTAGAACAGTCTGGATTGGCTAGAGATCGTGTAGCTATGACTAATATGTGTTGCTGTAAGCCTGCAAATGGTAAGAAACCATCTAAAGACGATATTAAAAGCTGCTTTCAGTATTTAGAAAAAGAAATAGAATTACTGAAGCCAGAGATAATAGTATTATTAGGTAATACACCTGTATCAACATTTTTACCCAATTTGGGAACTATTACAAAGATGCGAGGTAGAAGGTTCGAAAGTCAGAAGTATAATTGTGCTTTGTTTGCTACTTGGAGTCCTTCAGCTATTCAATATGATGCTACTAAGAAGCCTCAATTTTTTAGTGATATGAGAAATGCTGTGAATTTGCTGAAGTCGGGCAATGTGATTCAGCAAACCCAGCCCAGGAGTTATTATACAATTGAAAGCAGGCTTCAATTTGATTGGCTTATTAAGAATCTTAATGAGCAACCTGAATGGGCTTTTGACTGTGAAACTACAGGTACGGACTTTCTTAAAGATACTGTTTTTATTATGACGTTTAGTTGGGAGGAGAGAACTGCAGTTTTGTTGGATCTTAGAAATGATTTTTGTGTGCAGAATAATGAATATGTATGGGCTCAGATTAAGTCTGTTATGGAGAATGAGCAAAAGAAGATAATGCAAAATGGATCCTTTGATATTAAGATGTTAATGCAGTATGACATCAAAGTTAGGGGTTTCTATGCCGATACTTTGTTAATGTCGTATTTGTTAGATGAAAATACAGCCCATAACTTAGGAGCCTTGGCCTGGGAGTATACAGATGTTGGGGGGTATGAGACTGAATTAGAACAATATGTTAATACAATAAAAATAGCAAAGAAAAAAGAAAAGGATGATAAAAAGAAAGAATTAAAGGATAAAATTAAAGATTTGAAAGATAAAAAATCTGAGGGTGAGGACAAGTTACAAAAACTTAAGGATGAATTTTATTCTATTGATGAAACTACGGATGATGCTAACAAGGCCTATGTTTTAGAATCACAAGAGCAAAATTCATTAGATGAATTAAATAGTATAGAGGAGGAGCTTGAGGAGGATGAGGTAAGTATAAATGATTCTCAAGATTTATTAGCTAGGTTATTAGTAAAAGAAAAGATACAAATATCCTATTCTGACATACCTAATAATCTTATTTACCCATATTCTAGCTGTGATGCCGATGTGACATTTAGGGCTTATAAGGCTATGCTACCCCTAATTCAGCAGGATGGTTTAGAATTTACTTTATTTGATATAATGATGCCTGCTCAGATAATGTTAATTATGACAGAGGTTTGGGGTGTAAGGGTTGATAAGCAGCATCTAGAAAATTTACAGAAGAGCTATGGAGAGAAAATAGTTGACTTGAGAAATTCATTAAATTCCGATCCCTCGGTTATAGGTTTTATAAATTCTCAAAATGCTCAAAAGAGATCGGAATATTTAATTAAATATGGTGAGAATGAAAAATTAAGAAAGCGTTATCCCAGGTTTGAAGGTTATTTTGAGAGTATTTCTGCTAAGAAGAAATTTTTGGTATTTAATCCAAAGTCTCCTGTGCAGCTTAGGAACTTTCTTTTTGTTTATTTAGGGTTGCCTGTCATTGATTTTACGAAGGGTAAGGATAAAAAACCCACAACAACTCCCAGCACTAATTCTGCAGTGTTAGAGCAGTTGTCAGAACGTAATGATGCCTGTAATATTATATCTACAACTCGGAAGTTAATGCAATTAAAGTCTACATTTGTGGATGGGTTATTAAATCATATAGATTTTAATGACAGAATTCATACTCAGTATTTTTTAACTGGAACAAAAACAGGAAGACCATCTTCAAGGGTCCCTAACCTAAATAATATACCCCGTAAAGCTACTGCAACGGATATAAAAAATACTTTTATAGCTGAAGAAGGGTGTTATTTATTAGAGTTAGATGGTAAGGCTATGGAGTTTAGGGTATGGGCTTCAATGAGTCAAGACGAGCGCATGATCAGAGATATAGAATTTGGTCTTGATATACACAAGGTTATGGCTGGAGTAGTTTATTACAATCGTATTTTACCTTCAAAGGATGATATAACACCTGAAATGTTTGCTGATCTAACTAAAGATGTTACTAAGGAGCAGCGTCAGGATGCTAAAACCGAAGTAGTTTTTGGTCCTATTTATGGTAGAACAGCTCCGGCTATAGCAAAGTCATTAAACATACCTTTGAGGGAGGCTGAGAGAGTTTTAGAAAGTATTAGAAAGCGTTATAGAAAGGGTTTTGGGTTTCTTAACAAACTACATTTAGATTGTAGGCGGGATGGTTATGTAAGTTGTATTCATGGGCGTAGAAGGCACATTCCAGAGCTTAAGCTTAGAAACGATATTGGACTTGAAAGGCAAAGTAAAAATTCCCCAGTACAAGGCTCTGCATCAGATTTGACTTTGATGGCAGGAGTTCGTATATTATCAAAGTTATGGCAACAGAAAATTCCAGTAAAATTAAATTTAACAGTATATGATTCCTTAGTATTTAATACTCCAAAAGAGCATTTAAAATATGTTATACAAATTGCATTTCAGGAATTCGATTTACCTTTACCCGAACTTCATGTAAAGATTGAGGCTGAGGCTAAGATTGGTAAGCGTTGGGGGGATATGGTGGAGATTGATAATAAGAAAGATTTGGATGAACAGTTAATAGGTATATTCGAGAAATTTGAGTTAGTTGAGATGGCTGATAAATTATGATTATCAATAATTACGAAAAACTAAGTACTTTGCTAGATTTTCCTTCTGAAGATATTTTCTATCATTTGCAGATTCTTCAGAGAAAGAAAGATCATCCGGAGCTATTAAAAGATACACATGTTATAAAAGTGTATTATATTAAGTCTTTAAATGACCTGTCCGATCATTGGGATGAGATTAAGAATTTATGCAGGATGTTTCGGGCTCGAGCAATGTTAAATATTAATGCCAGATCCTTTAGAAAATGCACATTGGAATCTTTAAAAATATTAGCAGATTACATTTCAAACGTAGACTTTAAGAAGAGTGCTAGGGTGTTTGATCATGCTTGTGGAGTAACTACAGCAGGATTAGATCATAGGTGGGTAATAGATATTGATTATCCTCTAATAAGACCTGTTGTTGATATAAAAGATTTTATTTATAAATGTAGGCCAGAGGGGGATAAAATTATAACTGAAATACCTACAGCTATTGGTATGCATTTGATAACCAGACCTTTTGATAGAAAACAGTTTGGAGATGAGTTTAAAAATTTGTATAATATTCATACAAACAATCCAACATTACTTTATTTTGAAAGGGATTAAACATGGTTGATCGCGACCAATATATAGAAGAACTTGAAAGTGCATTGTTAGACTTGCTTGATGGTAAATGCTCTTATCTTGTTAGAGATGCTAATACAGATTTATCTATAACAAGATGTGTAGAGATTGAAGATTTGTACAAAGAAGTAAAAGAAAAGTATAATAAAAAACATAACATAATTGAATAATTTATATAAGGATAAAGCACATGGAATCAAGAATTTTGTTATATGATACAGAAGCCCGAGAACGATTAAAAAAGGGTGTAGATGCACTGGCTAAGATGGTAAAAGTAACACTAGGTCCAAAGGGTAGAAATGTTATTTTGGATAAGAAGTATGGGGGACCCTTGATTACAAAGGATGGTGTTACTGTAGCAAAAGAAGTTTTTATGAAGGACGTTGTAGAGAACATGGGGGCTCAGTTGATTAAGCAAGTGGCATCTAAGACAGCAGAAACTGCAGGCGACGGGACCACTTCAGCAACGGTTTTGGCTCAGGCTATTATTCATGAGGGTATAAAGAGATTAACTGCTGGATCCAATCCAGTAGAGATTAAACGAGGGATAGATCTTACTGTTACCGAAGTTGTAAAAGAATTAAAAAAATTGTCAAAAAAGGTTTCTACCAAAGAAGAGATTATTCAGGTGGGAACCATTTCAGCTAATAATGATCCTGCTATTGGTAATCTTATAGCTGATGCTATGGAAAAGGTAGGCAATGATGGCGTTATTACTGTAGAGACTTCTGATAATTTTGAAACTTATGTAGATTTTGTAGAGGGTATGGTTCTTGATCGGGGTTATTTATCACATTATTTTATAAATCGACTAACCACGTTTGATACTGTATTGGAAAAATGCAGGGTTCTATTTTATGATGGGAACTTGGTCAATCCTGCAGATTTAGTAGGAATACTAAACGCAGTTTTACAAGTAAACCAGTCTATACTTATTATAGCTGAGGATGTTGCTGGGGATGCTCTTAAAACCCTTATAGTAAATCGTATGAAAATGAATCTGCCTATTTGTGCTATTAAGGCTCCGGGTTTTGGTGATCGCCGTAAGGACATTCTTCAGGATATTGCTACTTTAACTGGAGGAGTGGTTTTTAATGATGACTATGGAACAAAACTGAAGAACGCTACTCTGCAGGATCTTGGTACAGTTGAAAAAGCCATTATAACTAAGGATAGCACAACTTTAGTTGGGGGTGCGGGTAGTCAAGAGGCTTTAAAGGAAAGAATCCAGCAGATACGAAATCTGATTGATAAGGGGCCTTCTGAGTTCGATAAGCAGAAACTTGAGGAACGTTTGGCTAAATTGGCCGGAGGAGTAGCTATTTTAAGAGTTGGGGCTGCTTCTGAGGCTGAGATCAATGAAAAGAAGGCTCGTATTGAGGATGCTTTGCATGCTACCCGGGCAGCAGTTGAGGAGGGCATTGTTCCTGGGGGAGGAGTAGCATATTTACGAGTATCTGGTGAATTATTTAGCAGAACAGATATTGGAAATAATAGTGAACAACGATTAGGAGTTGATATTATTTTAAAAGCCCTGTTATCTCCCATAGATACTATTGTACAAAATGCTGGTATTAATGGAGAGGTAGTTCGAAGCACAATTTTGAGAGATTCGCAGGGTAATGTGAATTTTGGTTACAATGCATTGACAGATAAATTTGAGGATCTTATGCTTTCAGGTGTTATTGATCCTACAAAAGTAGTAAGATGTGCTTTGGAAAATGCAGCAAGCGTGGCGGGGCTATTCCTAACTACAGAGGGTGTTGTTGCGGAGTCACCTGAAGAGAAGGCAGAGTTTGAAAAGTTAATGGCATCTCAACAGGGATAAATAATAAAGGTGGGGTCATGGCGCGATAGCCTGAGGTGGCTACGATGTGAAGCGGGCAGCCTTGCAGATCAACTGCTGACCCCATAATTATAATTTAAGGGTTATAAAATATGTCTACTGAAACTATAATTAGGTTAGTGGGTCATGATGCTGGGAGCCCACCAGAAAGCAAAGGTGGGCTTAGTTTAAATTCTATGGGGATATGGTATAAAGTTGATGATGGTGAGTGGCGAATATGTAAAAGAAAAACTTTGTTTGGGACTTTACAGGATATCAAGATAGCAATAGATGGGGATTATAATAATTAGGATAAAAAGAATATGAAATTCATTAATGAAGAAAAAGCCCTTGTAATAAAAAGTTGGTGTGATAATCCAGAAGAATCTGCCGTAGATCAGGCTAGGAATCTTGCTAGACTTCCTTTTGCATTTAAACAAATTTGTCTTATGCCTGACACACATATGGGCTACGGCATGCCTATTGGTGGAGTTTTAGCTACAGAGGATATTATAATTCCAAATGCTATAGGTTTGGATATAGGGTGTGGAATGTGTAGTATAAAAACAAGTTTGACCGAAATTGATAAAGAAGTATTAAGGAAAATAATGGGAGAGATAAGAAAAAGAATTCCTGTAGGATTTTCTCATCAGCAACAGAAGCAGAGTATTAGTAACATGCCAACACGTTCTGATAAGAATGATTTACCAATCATTGATAGGGAATTTGAAAAAGCTTTAACTCAAATAGGGACACTTGGGGGTGGTAATCATTTTATTGAAATTCAAAAGGGGAGTGATGGAAATATATGGATTATGCTTCATTCTGGCAGTCGTAATATAGGCCTTCAAGTAGCCCAACATTATAATAAAATAGCTATAGATATGAATGCTGAATACTTTAGTAGTGTTCCTAAAAATTGGGATTTGGCTTTTTTACCAACTTGTGAAGCACTTGGATCTATGTATTGGTCTGAGATGAATTATTGTGTTGAATTTGCTTTAGCTAATCGTAAGCTTATGATGGACAGGATATGTCAGATTATTGGAACAGAAACTAATGCTGCCTTTTTTCCAATGATTAATATAGCTCACAATTATGCACGAAGAGAGAATCATTTTGGAAAGAATGTTATAGTTCATCGTAAAGGGGCTACTTCTGCTCGAGAGGGGGAAATGGGTATTATTCCTGGTTCTCAAGGTACTTCTAGCTATATTGTAAAGGGTAGAGGTAATGTAGAAAGTTTTCAATCTTGTTCACACGGAGCCGGTCGGAAGATGGGACGTAAAGAAGCACAGCGCACATTAAATTTAGAGGAAGAAAAGAAACAGATGGAAGATAGGGGCATTTTACATGCTATCCGTGGGAGAGATGATTTAGATGAGGCTCCAGGAAGTTATAAAGATATTGACGTAGTTATGAAAGAACAAGAAGATTTAGTAGAAGTTATAGTAAAACTTGAACCATTGGCCTGTATAAAGGGTTAAAAAGATGAAAAAATTCTGGCTATGGTTGACATTTAGAAAAGATTGCCCAGAGTGTGGAGGGACTGGTGATATATGGTCGGAAGAATCAGCTAAGTATGATGATTGTGGAGATACCTGTCTTAGATGCTTTGGTAATGGGTATGTTCAGAGAGATATTATTAAAAAATTGTATAAATGGTTAAATCATTTTATAGCTATTTTGATTAGGTGGACTGAAAAATGATAGTAAAATTTCAACCAAAGCCTGAACAAAAAACAGATCTATTGCTGATCGATGCTGAGAACTTAGTTTATAGGTCTTACTTTGCATTTTCTAGGCCAGGCAATGTATTAAAAACTTCAACAGGAATGATGAGTGGAGCATTTTATGGGTTCTTCTCTTATTTATCTAGATACTTAGATCAATATGGGGCAGAGAATAATATAGTTTGTTGGGGCAGTCATCGTAAAGAGCTTAAGCGCTTAGAAATTCTGCCAACATATAAGCAGGATAGGAAAGAAACCCCTATTGAGTTAAGGAGACAAGAAGAGGATATTAAGAAGGCTTTATATTCTATGCAGTTTCCTCAATATACTTCTGTGGGGTATGAGTCTGATGACGTTATTGCACATTTTATTCAGACAACAGCACTTTTGCATCCTAATCGAAAGGCTTTTATAATTACGGGGGACAAGGATTTGAGGCAGCTTATTACAAAGGATGTTAAAGTAGTGGCTCCGGGTAAAGGTAAAGACACTGTGCATACTATTGATAAAGTTGTGGAGGACTTTGGTGTAGGTCCAGAACTATTAGCTGATTATTTAACTTTAGTGGGGGACACTTCTGATGGTATAGAAGGAGTTCCATCTATTGGTGAAAAGACCGCTACAAAGCTTTTACAGGATAATGGACCAATTAAAGATTGGTTTAATGATATTTATAGCATTATAGCCACAGAAAAAATAAAACAAGTGTTGCAAGATAACCAAGAAAAGCTTATTATTAATAAGAGGGTGATTTCATTAGTTAGTTGTGTTAATATTCCGGTTACAAGATTAGTGGGTTTTAAAGATGTTAATCCAGATACAGTAGATGTTATATTTGATAATTATGAAATGAAAAAAATTCGTCCTGAGCAATTTTTTAAGTACAGGTAATAATATGCGAAAAGTAATTATATTGCGTGGGATTCCTGCCAGTGGTAAAACGACCAAAGCTCGTGAGCTGGTGCTAAATAATCCCAGAACAAAAAGGATCAATAGGGATGATTTAAGAAAGATGCTGGATTTTGGGGAATACTCTATTGAGAATGAAGATATAATAAAACTTTTGCAAATGCGTATTGTTGAGGAGTTATTAGTTCAGGATTATTCTGTAGTAATTGATGATACTAATATAAAGGATATAACTGTTGATTGGTGGACCATATTTATTAAATCCGTTAGGTCTGATATTGAGATAGAAGTGTTTTGGATAGATACCCCCTTACAGGAGTGTATAGAAAGAGATGCGAAAAGAAAAGATTCAGTGGGAGAAAATGTAATAAAAGCCTTGTATGAGCAAAAGCAGTTTAATAATTCCAATTCTTAATAGAGCCAAAGAGTTCTATACGGCTATGGATAAGTTTTCAAAATTATCTAAAGATGCTTTATATGATTCAGAAAAAGCCCTTCAATATGTGGCTCAAAGGGATCTGCAGCAGGAGAGTATTGCTGAATTTGGTGTGGGGTACATCCCATTTGATGTTGATACTTTTGTTAGATCTTTAGAAACAAAGACAAAAGAAGATTTAATACAGCTTGGTGTCCTATTTATACATAAACATAATTTATGCAGTATACTGAATGATCGTGTTGTATTTCCTATTTATAATATAGCGGGAAATATAGTATCATTTAGTGGAAGGGCTCTGCCAGGAGCTGATCCAGAAACTCCTAAGTACATTAATACTCGTAATAGTTATATTTTTAAAAAATCATTATCTTTATTTGGTTTTGCTCAGGCTATGGAGACTATTGTATCTCAGGATTGCTGTATTGTAGTAGAGGGTAATGTGGATGTAATTTCTTTGTGGCAGGCAGGAATAAAGAACGTTATAGCCCCTTGTGGAACTGCCTTGACTTTGCAGCAATTAACTATTTTAAGGCGTGTTTGTAATAGAGTTGTGTTGTGGTTTGATCAGGATGCTGCGGGGCAAAGAGCCAAAGAAAAATCTTATCCTATAGCAAAGGAATTGGGATTTGAAGTCGGGGTTATGTCGGCGCAGCAGTGGAAGGATCCAGATGAGGTTTTAAAAAATAAAAGTGTTGATGAAATACTTGTTGACATTAATAAAAGTTTTAACTATGTTGAATTAGTTAAATAGGAGGTTTTTATGGAGTGGCCTTGGTCTTATAAAGAACAAATAGTCCAATGTGGGTTCTCGTTTCAAAGGTATTGTGCTGCCTGTGAAAAATATTCGCCCCATGCTAATAAGGAGGGTAGTAAAAATGATATATGTCCTAATTGTGGTGAATATACTACGGAATGTAGGGTGGCTTTAATTTATAGGGAAAAAATAAATTGCTGGACGGGTTTAATATGCACATCTAAATATGTAGGATTAAGAGAGAGAGTAAATAACGGATTTAAGAATGTAGACGCAAGTTCTCTAATAGGGTTTGAGTAAAAAATTAAAGGAGTCTTATGGCAAAAGAAAAGTTAATAAAATTAGAAAAACAAGAGGCAAGTTTAGAGAAGAAAATTGCTCTTCAGAATGCTTTAGCAAATATTGAAAAAAATATTGGTAAGGGATCTGTAATGCGTTTGGGGGATAAACCAATAGATAAAGTTCCTGTCATAACTACTGGATGCTTGTCATTGGATTATGCTTTAGTTGTAGGGGGTTTGCCTAGAGGCAGGATTGTGGAGATATATGGCCCAGAGTCAGGGGGAAAGAGCTCCCTTGCTATGCAAATAGTAGCTCAGGCTCAGAAATTGGGGGGTACTTGTGCCTACGTGGATGCAGAACAGGCTATGGATTTAAATTATGCCAATAGTATTGGGGTGGATGTATCTAATCTTTATTTGTCACAGCCAGATTCTGGAGAAGATGCATTATCCATTGTAGAAGAGTTGGTAAGCAGTGGTGCTATTGACATTATTGTGGTTGATTCTGTGGCAGCTTTGACCCCCAAATCTGAAATTGAGGGGGAAATGGGAGCAGCTACTATGGGTGTTCAGGCTCGTCTTATGGGGCAGGCATTAAGAAAATTAGTATCTGTTGTAGGAAAAACAAAAACTATATTGATATTTATTAATCAACTAAGACAAAAATTGATGGTTACTTGGGGTAGTAATGAAATAACTCCAGGAGGCAATGCATTAAAATTCTATTCATCTGTTAGGTTGGATATTAGGCGGATAGAATCAATAAAGGATAAGGATTCCTTGGTAGTTGGTAATAAAGTTAAAATTAAAGTAGTAAAGAATAAGGTTGGCCCACCTTTCCGAGAAGTTGTTGTGGATATTATATTTGGTAAGGGTATTGATTTTGTCGCGGATCTTGTTAATATTGCAGTTGAAAAAAATGTTATACAGAAATCGGGTAGTTGGTATAGCTATAAAGATGAAAAAATTGGTCAGGGTATTGATTCTGTTGTAGAATTTTTGTATAATAAACCAGAAGTAAAAAAAGAAATACATCAAGAAGTATCAAAACTTCTATTTAATTAAGGAGATCTGTTATGCCATCAGGAAAAGGTAAAAGTTCAGGAAACCCTAATGGGGTAAGACGCAGAGTTGGAGGAGAAATTTTGGCTCCTAAAAGCCTTAGAAATAAAAAAGCCTTTGAACGGGATTGCACAGATGAAGAGCTTAAAAAAGCAAAAGTGAAGAGAGAAGGTGAATCTAACAATGGCTAAATTAAAACAAGAGTATGATATTACAATTACAGTTTCTGGAAAAGCAGGTAAAGGCAAAACTACAATATCCAAGGCCATTTCTGTTTGGTTGGATTTAATTGGGTACAAAGTGGTTATTTCAAAGGAAATGGTTCCAAAGGTTTATCCTGAATCTGTTTGTATTTCAAAAATAAGGGAACGATTAAAAGAATGCCCTGTAACTGTTCTTTTTCAAGAGAAGCAATCAAAACGATAGGGATTAGGTATGATAATTAAACTTATTGAGGGTGTAGGTACAGGGATTGAAATTGAACCTGAGGCAGTAGTTTTGTTTCAGGAGGACATAGCTAAGCTTATTATAGAAATATCTGAACAATCTTTTAATTTTAATGCTCAAATGGATGAGCTTGAAGCTATGCAGGTAAAGTTAGATGCTTACCCGGAAGAAGATGTAGCGGGGATGAATCAGCTTTATTCCGTAGTTCAGGCACATTTAAGCAGGGCTAGTAATATTCATATATCAATTTTAAGAGAAAGGGCAAAATGGCAAAGATATAGTAGCAGATTAAAAAGAATGTATAAGCAAAAAGAAGTAGAGATGCTTTCTGGAGATGATAAAGTTAAGGCTTTGAAGAATAAAGAGCTACAGGCTGCAGCAGTTCAACAAACAATGCCTGAGGTAGTAAAATTAATGAGTATTGTGGATGGTATATTAATAGATTTAGAGGCTTTGATCGACATTACTAAGGAAAAGCAGGAGTCTCTAATGAATGTGAATGTTAATTTATCTAGGCAGCAGCGCAACGTGGAGTCTCTCATTGGTTTGCGTTATCCGGTTAAACCCTCTAAGAATTTTAAACAGGAGTAAGTTATGAAAAAGCTTAAGAAATTTTTAAATATTTTATGTTGGGTATTCGTTGCATTGTTTGGAGTATATGATCCAGAGGGATTTAAAGAAACGTATCGTTCAATTAAATAACATATAACAAAATAAAAGGAGAAGCATCATGATAGCAGTATTTAAGAAAACAGAATTTAAACCCCTGCCTGCAGACATATATCGGTTTGTAGTTACTGATTGTGCTTTGTGCAAAAGCACACAGGGTTGGGATGATTTTTACAGTTTTAAAGTGCAGGTGAATGATGAGAGTGAGCAAGATGGTTTAAGTACTTCTTATATTAATACTGCGGGTAGCTGGAATGATTTGTTTGCTAGTTTCCTAACTGCTTGTGGTTTGGATATAAGCGGAGTTGATCCTAAGAAGGGTGTAGAGTTTGATACTGATGTTCTTTTGGGATGTGAATTTGTTGCAGAGGTTAAGGTAGAGAAGTTTAAAAAAAGCGATAAATTATTTAATAAATTTGTGTGGTTTAAATCTGCCGAAGATTATCAGAAACAGATTGCACAGGTTTCACAGAAATTATCACGACCCTCTAAACCTTTGGCAAATGCACAGCCAGAGTTACAGCCAGAGACGCAGCCAGAGTCAGAACCTGTGGTGGTGCATGAGCAAGTAAAACCTTTACAGAAGCTGGTTCCTAATAAGTCAGTTAGTAAGCCAGCAGCAATAGCCTCTACAGGAAAGAAATTGGATTTTCCAGCTTAAACATACACGATATTGTCTCTCACCTAGACTGGCAGTGGGGCTGAACGTTAATTCAGCATTCGGAGACTGGTCGGGTGAGAGATATTGTTATTAATTTGTTAGGAGTTTCATGGCAAAAGAAAAGAAAATAACAAAAGCCTATCTTAAGAAGTTAGCTAAAAGAGATTCTAATAAGAGGTATAAGGAGTGGGGGAACTCTGTTAAGGATCGTGATGGAAGAGCTTGTGTTATTTGTAAAGAAACTAAATTATTAAATGCTCATCACATTATCCCAAGGGAAATACCAGAATTTAGGTGGGATGTGGATAATGGGGTATCTTTGTGTCCCAAGCATCATAAATTTAATTTTAAATTCTCTGCACATAGAAATCCACTTGCTTTTTTGTTATGGTTTTTGTATAATAGAACAGCACAACATGATAGATTAGTAGAAAAGTGGTTAAATTATTATAATAATATTGAAGGGCTGAAAAATGTTAATACGGAAATCGTTTAGAATAGTATTGTCTGGTGCTTATCAATCCTATGAATTTCAAACCTCAATTGAGGAAGAATTTGATATTAAATCGGGCAATGCTGAGGCAGTTGCTGAGGCTTCGGATGCTTTATTAGTTCTTGCAATGGATTCTGTAAAACGAGATATAGAAACCTGCAAAATGGATGATGATAAATTTAAGATTGTTTGTGATGTTAGGGCAGACCAATTAGTTAAGGCTGTAAAATCGGCAAAACAATAATAGGAGTGAAATATGTTATATATAAATTTGTTAATATTCAATATTGTCATATTATATATTTTATCTTTTACAAGAATATTTTGGTGGGGCCTTATAAATAACGTGCAATTGGCTTATCCTATTGTGATTCGAAAGAGTTTAGGTAGCTGGCTATTGCTTTCCTTAAATGATGTTACTATTCCCTCAAGGCAGTGGAGATTAATCAATACTGGAATAAAAGTAGAGATGCCTTTATTTAGGGAGGGGCTTAAAATAAATTTGGTTGCAGAAAGATCTGAGCGGTTTGGTTGGGACTTATTGAATTATGGATTTTCTAAAGAGAATGAGCTTTATGTCATTGTATTTAATAACCACCCCCGCTATCCCACCCGCATTCATCCTGGTGATCCTTTTTTGACTGTTTCTTTTGGAGGCATTTTGCTGGCTGGAAACCTGCGAAAGAAAGTTAAAGTTGTAACAGATAATGATATTGTGAAAGAGATATTTAACAATGTTTAAGCCCCATGTTTTTAGGGATTCTTCTATGTCTAACTTTAACCGATTTAACTAAATAAATCTTCTTCCTTTAGGTGGGGGTTACAGATAGTGCTTTTAGATAACAGGACCAAAATACCTATGGAACGTAGGAAATTAACGCTTGGTGAGAATAGAGGAAGTAATCTCATTCGTTTGACCCAAGAAGCCTTTGCCTTTAGGCAGGGGTAGTTCACTAAGCAAAGAGATTGCATATTATATTTACAGCAATTTGTTCCTAAAGAATTTTTGGAAGATTATAATATTAGAGTAAATGACATAAATGTTGTTTTGAATGAGTGTAAAGAATTGGATGAAAAAATAAGAAATAAATAGGAGTTAATTTATGTATAGTGAAATGAAATTTGCAGAATATATTCAACCAGTAAGAACTCGTGTCATTAATGATGCTATTAATGTTGCTAAGGATTTGACAGTTAAGCCAGTTAAGACTACATTTGAAAAGTTATCAATCAATTCAGATGGAAATCTAATTTCTGATGTGTATCCTGAGGGAAAGATAATGTCAAGGTATGCATTTGAAAAGCTTTATAAAATATTAGGTATTTCTGGATCTTTTGCATTAAAAATTCCTTTGGATTTACTATTAACTAACATACACAGGCTTTTAGGTGAAAATAGTTCAGATGCTATTGTTATGTTAGAGCGTCCGGACGGGTCTGTAGCAGGATTTGTTAAGAAGGAGTATGAAGAGGCTTCTTATTTGGATATACTATCTTGCTTTTCTGATAGGGAGGCTATTCAATATATTGACATTGGTGAGGTAATGCTGACTATTTGTTTGGGATTTCAAAAGACCAAATTTAAAGATCCTAAAAGCATATCTGAAAATGATTTTTTAATGGCTGGATCACATGTTTATGGATCTATTCTAAAAGAAACACAACTTAAGTTAGAATCAATTCTGTATAGAACCTATTGTACCAATAGCTTTGTAATGCCCTTCTTTGGAAAGATTCGAGCAGATTACAGATTGGAACCAGAGCCCAGATTATTGGAGTTCTCTAAAAATGTTGAGCATTATGATGAGGAGCTTTTAAAAGCCATTACGATTAACTCTGATGGAATTGAGGAGAGGCGTTTATTCGAATTTGAAGTCGCAAGTTTATTTAGGAAACTTCAGAAATATGTAGGGAGCAGCACTACAGATACTCTTATTGGCACAAACGAAGAGGAAAGAAAGCTTATACTTCAAAGAGTAGATATTTGGAGAGAAGAAAATAAGCGTAATAAGATGTTTGGATTAGCAATAAATGAACCCAGTATGACTAATTTTATGGCCTATGATGTATTAAACAAAGTTACAAATTATGCAGCAAGTGTGCATGAGTCTACAAAAAGATCTATTGAGGTAGTGGCCGGAACAGCATTGGGCAATATTCTTTTGGGAGTCAATAATTAAAGGGAGTTTTATGCGAATTGGTTTTGATATTGATGGAGTTCTTTCTAATTTTACTATAGCTTTTACGACAATTTTAAATGAAATAAATCCCAATTGTCCTGTTTTATCGGATAATACAAAAGTTTTTGATTGGGATTATACTAAATTCTTACCCGTAACAAATCAACAAATTAATCAAGCTTGGGGGGTTATAAAAAATAACCCTTATTTTTGGTCATCTTTAGAAACTATTGGAAACCTAAACCCTGTAATAGAGTTTGTAAATAAAAATAGTTATAAACATGATTTTTATTTTATTACAAATCGACCAAATACTGGTGGAATATCATCAATCTATCAAACTATAAATTGGTTAAGATCTAGAAGAATTCAAGACCCTCAAGTTATAGAAACAAATAAAAAGGGAACTGCAGCTAAGTTGTTAAGACTGGACTATTACATAGACGATAAGGTTGAAAATTGTAATGACGTTGCTATAGATAATCCCAAATGTAAGGTGTATTGTGTAGATTATCCTTTTAATAAACATACATCTTGGGATATTATTCGTGTAGCCTCTGTAATAGATTATGTAGAGCAAATTAAAAAGGAACTTGAAAGATGATCAATTATTGGACCCCGCAACATAGAGCTATGTTGTATAATGATTACTTTGGTAGCAAGTGGCCAGATAGTAGGTTTATGATTTCTGATAGGTGGATATCTGCTACGTGGTTTATTGGGAACAATTACAAAAGCGAGAGTAAGCGTAATGTTAATGATGAGCCGTTTTTTGGTGCATACGCTAGGGGCTACCTTAAGAGAGTTTCTTGTATGTTTCCTGATGCAGTTAACATTTTGCATCTTTTTAGTGGTTCACTTACTGAGGAACAGGTACATAAAGATTTGCTAAAGCATCAGCTTGCTTTTAGGGTGGATGGTGACCATATTAACATGCCTGATGCAGTGTGTGAGGCTGAAAAAGTATCGAATATAATAATACCGGGAAGCTATGATTTAATATTTGCAGACCCTCCTTATTCTGTTGAGGATGCTGAACATTATGGTAAATGTCTTGTAAATAAGCAGAAAGTTTTACAAGAATGTCATAAGATTTTGAAGCCTGGGGGATCATTACTTTGGATGGATCAATCTCCTCCAATATATGCTAAGAAAGATTGGAATTTTTACGGAACTATATCTATTTATAGATCAACAAATAATCGCATTCGGGGTGTTTTAATGTATGAGAAAGTTTAAATAAATTAAGGAGTAATTTATATGAAGACTGTGGATGTAAAACGCATTAAAGAATTACAAAGAACAAAAAGTGAATATAAAAATGAGATTAATATTATAAATAAAGAGATTGAAAGAATAGGTCGTGAAGAGAAACTCAAAGAACTTAAATCTTATGTAGGAAAATATTATAAACATGTAGAAACAAATCAATTATTTCATGTTTTTGGGGTTGATGAAAAACAATTAGATTGCTGGGTAGAGATAATTGGAATAATAGGCAGGGGCAAAGATGCTTGGCTAAGTTTTGAAGTTCAAAAAAATATATATAGTATGAATGCGTTGAAGCCTATTAGTAAGAATATATTTGAGGCTGCAATGAATAAAATAAAAACGTTTATTGATACAAATCATGTTTAAAAGTATTCGATTACAAAATTTTCAATCTCATATGGATACCACAATATCCTTTGCAAAGCATGTTACTGCTATTGTGGGATTGAACAATAATGGTAAGAGTGCTATATTCAGAGCATGTAGGAAGGTTTTGCGAGATTACCCTGAAGGAGTTTTATTCATTAGAGAGAAGCAAAAGTTTTCTAGTATAGAGCTTACCACAGATTCTGGTGTTATTGAGAGAATAGTTAGAAATGATAAATCTGCAGAAAATAATGTATATAAGGTAGATGGGTTGCAATTTACAAAGTTTGGTAAGACTGGCATACCTATTGAAGTGCTGGAAAAGATGGAGGCATCTCCTTTGCAGCAATTTGGGGATGTTGAGTTTGATATAAATTTTCAGCAACAATTAGACCCCTTATTTTTGATATCTGGGGATGGTTTAGCCTCTGTTCGGGGAAAGGTTTTAGGTAGGGTTAGTGGTGTAGACTACGCTGAAAGAGCTGTGCAAATGGCTTCTGCAGAAATAAAGTCCTTATCAAGAGATATTGAACAAAATATTAAAGATACAAAGCAAAATGAGGAAAAGTTAAGCCAGTATGAGACTGTTCCGGAACTTATAGAAACTTTATGTTTGATTGACTCTTTACAAGAGAAACAGGATGATGTTGATAGGGAGATAGAACACTTATCTGTAATTCATAAGGATCTTGCTAATATTGTTTCAGAGGTAGTAAAAATAAATAGTATTACTAAAGCATTAGATGTTGATGTGTATTCTATCTATCAAGAAATTAACCAACTTGGTAATATTGTAAAGACCCTTGAGTATTGTATAGATATTAACAAGCAGTTACAAATATCTGAGCAAATTGCTATATTTTCAATTCCTAAATTAAATGACATAGAGGCTTATAAAAAGAGTATTTTATTATTAGAAGCAGCTATAGAGACTAGAGATAATTTAGAAAGATTAGATCATGTAAATGAAATTATTTTACCCAATATTAAGGTATTGGAAGATGCAAGTAATAAGTTAGAATCATTAAAGAAATTAAAGTTAGGGATTGAATTAAGTTTATCAACATATAATACAACTGTTGGTATTGTCAAGTCTATTGAAGAACAATTAGCAAAAGAAGAGCAACAATTTGAACAGTTAAAACAAGAGCTGGGTGTCTGTCCTATGTGTGATAGACCTTTTGACCATGAGCATTAGGAGCTAATATGATATTAAAAGGTGAAGATATAATTATAATGAGTAGGGATGATGCAAATAAGTTATATCAACTTATTTGGCCTATTTATACAAGAAATAGAAAGAAATTAGAAAAACTTCAAAGGGATGGACTTCTAACTATCTTAGATGATCTTAGAATCGCTGTAAAAGAGGAGATAGCAGACTAATGACTGAAATGAAATTAGGGTTTTTTACTGATGTTCATGCTAGAGCAACTTCCCCGGAGGGTAGAACAGATAGTTTTAGGGAGTCTATATTTAAGAAGATGTATGCTATTGGTGAGATATGGAAACAAAGTAACGTGGATTATGTCATCTGTGGAGGGGATTTATTTGATAGTCCTGAACCTCCAAATAGTGTTCTTTATGAGATGATCGATGTATTGAAAAGCTGGAATAAAGAAATTTATAGTGCTATCGGTAGTCATGATTATTTTGGTTATCAACTAAAGAGTTTTGATCGAACTGCGTTAGGTATACTTCATTGTGCGGGTGTTTTGAGGGTTATGGGTCTTGAGGGAGAATCTAATGAGGTAAGGTTAGATGTAAAGAAGCGTGATAAGATGTATCCTCATGTAGACTTGGTATTTAATAATCATACTTATTGGTTAGAACAGAACCCTAAAGAATTAGAGCTGCCGGATAGATTTCCTGAATTAGTTATTCAAGTTATACATGGTTCAGTGGTAATGAAGCCAGTACCTTTTCCTCATATTTTAGCTCCAACATTAAATACACATGCAAATTTAGTGCTTTCTGGACATATTCATCAGGGTTGGGGGGTAAAAAAAGTTGCTAATGGGGTAACATTTTGTAATCCCGGTTCAGTAGGGAGATTAGAAAATACGGGTGAGCAAAGAACTCCTCAGGTAGTTATAGTAACTATTATTAAAGATGATGATTCACATGATCTTATACAAAAAATAGAGTTGATTGATATTCCTGGAGCCTTGGGGCATCCCTTTAATGATAAGGTAGATAAGAAAATTAATCCCCAGGTTCAGGATGTAGCAAGATTTCTTCAGATGGTTCAGAAAACAAATATAGAGGCTGTAGATCTTAAGCAGCAAATTCCTTTAATAGCAGAAAAGTTAGGTTATGGGAGTGAAGTAATTGAAACAGCATTTAAACTTATTGAGGGGGCTAAAACATAATGGAAAAAACTAATGATATGACTGTAGAAATATATAGAGTCGGGGATACTGGAGGAGAGACTATTTATTGTTACGATGCCAATCCTTTAGAGGGGTGGCTAAACATTGTTAAGGTTTCAGAAGATAAGAAATTTTTAGTTACTATCTTAATACCTCAGAGTGGTATAGAAAAAGTAGTTATTACAGATCCAGGGGATATATTATGAAAAACTTGCTCAGCAAAAATGGAATTGATTTTAATAAGCCACCCACAATATTATTTACTTGTAAAAAAGAGGGTTGTAATGTTCTTTTTGAAAGTGATGAATACAGGGTAGAGGGTGAAGAGGGCTGGGAGACTCCTGTAGACACTTGCCCTATATGTGGTAGTATTGTAAAAGAAAAACTTCAAAGCGACCTTGACTCTTTGTAGTAAATTAATTATACTTAGGTAGGTAGTTTAAGGAGATAAAATGGCAGTAAAAGTAATTAATCCAGATACGTGTAGTGCTCAGACTGATGTGGGTGTGGGCATTATTAAAGAGAGTTTGATGCCTAAGCTTGATGCGGAATATAAAAAGCTTATGGGAGACTTGGAAAATGACACATTAAAATTACTTGGGATGAAGCTCGGGGATTTGAAGGCAGATTTTAGTGGGATATGTGAACTTGCAGAAAAGAATGGATCACCATGTTTAAAGAAGTTGGCTAAAGAATTAATTATAAAATGGAAACTTAAGTAAGGATAAAAATATGGCGACACTAAATGCAACAAATGATTTACTGGATTTAAAAGCCAGAATTGAAAAATTAGATAAAGAGAAGAATGGGGCTATAGCTCGACGAGATGTATTAAAGCATACCTATGATCAGAAGATTGAAGAGCTGCAGCAGGCTGGAGTGTCTACAGAAAACTTGGAGCTAACTCTTGTGGAGCTGCAGCAAAAGCGGGATGAGTTAAAACAAAGTGTAGAGCAGGAAGTAATTACAATGGAAGCAAAATTAAAAGAATTAAAAGGAGTTTAAGATGAAGGAAGAGGAATTATTTTCCAGTTGGGGTGCAGCTTGTAAAAAATTAGAAATGTTAAAATGTTTTGTTCAGATTCCTTTTGATGACATGTTAAGGGATGGTTTGGTAACAAAACAAGATATTAAAGCATCATTGGACGAGTTTATAACTTTATATGATGAATATCAAAGAAGTATACTTAGAGTTTATAATGGTATAGTTGTTTTATTGAATGAAAAGTCGAAGGAGATTTGATATGTGGATTGGTATAACAGGGGCGGCTCGTTCAGGTAAAGATACAGTTTATCAAATTCTTAAAGAACATTTTGGTGAGGATTGTCAGAGATTTGGATTTGCAGATAAATTAAAAGATTCTGCCTGTGCTTTACTTAATATTAATAGGGAGCAGTTAGAGGGTTTGAAAATTTTTGATAGCGTTAAATTTAGACTTATTTTAGATGAAGATTGGGGCGGTCCTGTTGACTATTGTTTTCCAGATGATGATATAATGGTAGAACCCTTTACCATGAGAGCCCTTCTTCAGCGTTATGGAACAGAGGCTCATAGAGACATATTTGGTAAAGATTTTTGGGTAGAGCAATTGTTTAATGGGGTAAATCATACAATGTTACATAACAAGATATGTGTTATTACTGATGTAAGATTTGATAATGAAGCCCAAGCTATAAAAGTAAGAGGGGGACTGGTTATAAGATTAGTTCGTTCAGGAACGGGTGAAATGCAACATGCAAGTGAAGTTCCCATAAATCATAAGTTAGTAGACTATGTAATTTTTAATAATGGATCTTTTGATGATCTTAAGAAAAAAGTAATTGCTTTGGTAGATAGAGGCTTGATATCTAATGCATGAACGAATTAAAAATATTCATTCTGAGTTGATGCAGCAGAAGGGCGTTGCTGATATGTTGAAGTCTGATATAATAAGACTTAATCAGAGGCAGTTAAAATTTGAAGAGAAGCAGAAATTGCTGCAAGAGGTTCATACCCTGCTTAGTACATTGGTGTTAGGAACAGAGCGTGGGATCACTGAGTATCTCTCACCTATCGTAACAGAGGCACTACACTATGTATTTGAGCAGGATTTAAGATTTTGTATAGAATTTATAAATAGGCGTAATCAGGTAGAGGTGGACTTTTTTATTCTAAGAAGCAAAGAGGATGAGGATCGATTTCATAAGTATCTTGAAGAGCCGGGTAAATATGAAAGGCAGATACAGGACTTAGTAAAAGAGCATAAAGACATTAACTTTATGTATGGGGGAGCAGTTAATCAGGTTATTGCATTAGTATTAAGGCTTGTAATGGCCGAGTTTCTTAAGATTCAAGGCCCCATATTTCTTGATGAACCCAGTAGTGCTGCGGGGGATTTGTATACAGAGAAACTAGGAAAGCTTTTAGCATCTCTTTCTGAAAGATTTAATAGGCAGATTGTATTAATTACTCATAGTCAACGACTTGCAAGTTACGCAGAAAAGCAATACCTTGTATATAAGGAAGGGGGTTATAGCAAAGTTAAAGATTTGACAAGTGCATGAACTATTCAATGAATAAATTATTAAATTTTACAAGAATAGAACCATCGCAAAGGAGTTTATCATGTGTACTTATTCTATAGCTTTTAAAATAACGGGATTGTCTGATACAGTTTACACAGAGGATTATGATACATCCCTACCTTTAATGAATGATGACCTTGAGATATTTAAGATGGGGGTTTATAAAAATCTTAAATGTTCTGATGATAAAAATTTGTGTATAAATGTGCTATCATTTGCTAGGAGATTAGATGAATCCAGTAATAACAGCAAAAGACCTCAAACCTTTCGAGGGCCATTACATAAAAAACTTCAAGTGTTATAGACAGCAGCAAGATTGGAGCTGTGGGCCTGCTTCTATAAGATCTATTATGAACTTTTATGGTTATAAAGTTTCTGAAAAGGAGCTTATACATGATGGTGACGTTGAAGAAGAGGGCACATCATTTGAGCAGATCAGAGCTATTGCAAAGATTCACAATTTTACATTAAGAACCCGTCAACACGGAAGTTTTAATGCAATAAAAAAGTTATTGAAAAAGAATATACCAGTTTTGGTAGACTATCAATCAGGGTCAAACACTGGTCAAGACGGTCATTATACAGTGGTTGTTGGATTGGACTTATTTTATATATGGTTAGCAGATTCATCAAATTATGTAGAGGGAGATTTAAAAAGTAAGTTTGTGCCTATAAATAGAATGAGAAAGACAACCTTTTTAGAGCATTGGTGGGATACAGATGCAGATCTTCCAACAGGTAAGGTTATTGGTTGGTATGGTGTGTTAAAACCAATGGAAATATAAGGTAAATGAAGAATTTTTTATGTCATATAGGCATTCACCCTTTTCGTGAAATAGTGCAGTGTTGCGATGCTAAAGGAAGAAACAAAGTATTTTATAAAGAGTGCGTTTGGTGTTTGAAATTAATTTATGTTTTAACTAAACCTAAAAAATATCATCCCGCTAAATGGGTATGGGAGAAAACAAATGGCAGACCTTGATTTAGATGTAAGGTTTGTATCTTTTCAAAGAAGCCCAGATGTAATAAAAATAACTATTAATGGCAAGCGTTATGAGGGTCATGCCACCCCCTTTCAATCAGCAAAGTTTAGGCAACTCTTAAAATATTCTGACGGTAAAGCTTTAACATTTATAAGAAAGTATTGTATATTAGAACATAATAAAGATATATAATAATGTTATGAACCTATTTTAAGCTTGACTTATTTGGTGGACTATTCAACAACTAAAATATTAAATTTCACAAGACTAGAACTATTGAGATAGGTAGGGTCTTGTAGGCTCGTTCCAAGCCTTAAAATATTAAGTGCTGCATTTAAATCTCTATCTAAAGTAAGTTTACAATGAGGGCAAGAGTGGATTCTAACAGACAAATCTTTG